AGCCCCATCTTCCTGGCCCACTGAGAAACCGTCAGTGTTTCACCTCGGAAGGTGATGTGCCTGTTTGTACGCTTGTTGGCCCCCTGTTGCAGGCGGGTAGCCCATCGGCAATTGAATGGACAGTACGGGCCGTTGTTGTCAATGCGGTCGATGGACATCTTGGGCGGACACTCTCCCATGTCGGCGAGGAACACCGCGAAGGAGTCGCGCCACGCTGGGCATATTGTGATCCCACGACCGCCATAGTGTGCATAGTTGCTGTCGTTCGGGTTCTCGCAGCGCTGCTTCATCCCAGCCCAGCTTTCATACGTCGCGCTCCTGCTCTTACGTCGGGAGTGTCCATGCGTATGCGCTCGGCGAATAGACTCTCGCCTCAGACAACCACAGCTTCGAGTGTGCCCACTCTTGAGATCCCGTTGACTCACGACTGTGTCCGCGCCGCACTCGCACCGACACGCCCAACGCCTAGCAGTGGCGTTACTAGGATACCGTCGCTTGGGTGACTCAGATACAACCGTCAGTCGACCGAAAACCTGTCCTGTTAGGTCTTCGCGATATGTACGTCTTGCTGTCGCCTGGGCATCTGTCATCGCGCCGTCCGCCCTTCACAGTTTGAGCCCAAGTGAGCGTAGATACTTTTTGGTCTTGCGTAGTTTAAGCCTGCTGGCCTTCTTCTTCGTCGCCTCCAGCGGGCGATTCAGCGCCGCCGCCACCTCGGCCGTCGACTGATTGCGGAACTTCTTCTTGAGTGTCCTGACCTCGTCAGGGGTCCAATCCCCTCTCTTGAGTGCCTTCTTTGCCATAACGGTTCTCCTTTCTGATCTGTTGGACTCACCTTTTTGCGCACGCGCGCAATATGGTCATCGAATGATTCCTAAGCGTTCCGCTTCGTCCGCCACCCGCTCTATGGGCCTTTTCGGCGGCAGAACCGTGACGATCTCCTTGCGGCGGGTGTCGTAGCAGACCGGGAAGACTCCTTGGCTCGTGGTCACACGCCACTTCGTGACCCGAGCGCTCGTGCGGCCCAGGAACTCCGCTTTCGCCGACTGGATCTGCTCGACCATCTCGCGCCGGAGCTTGCGAGACAGCGGGATACCGTATCTCTCGATCATCCGACGCGCGGCGTGGATGCCCATCGACTGCCTGCGATTGCGAACGGTGCGGCGTCTGCCCATTACGTTTCGCCCCCCGTCTCTGCGCCGAGCACGTTACGCAGCTGTGCAAGCTTTCCTTCGGAGGTTCGCCACTTGGCGTAGATCTCCGATGTGTTCTGACGATGTTGGGCCAGCCGCTTCTCGTGGGACGCGCGGGCAGCCTTGAGTTGGCGAACCATGGCCTTGCGATACCGTCGCTCGTCCACCCAGAAGGCACCGAAGACAACTGCCGCCAGGGCGGACGCGACTGTTGCACCGATCAGTATGTCAGTCATGAGCGTTCTCCTCTTGGCGGCCGGCTGTTCACAATCCCCCGCACCCATCTGCGGGCGATGCGGGATGCGCCGAGGTCGGTGAAGGGCTTGCTTCTCGCTATTCGCAACTCGCGACAGCGGCCCATCCAGACGAACTCTACATAGAGCTGATACCGTGGCGTCATGCGTTCCTCCCGCCAGGTCTCGATGCGTATGAGTCCATGCCGGGTGCGGGCTGTGCCGACGCGAATCGTACGCTTGCCCACCCAGTACCACATCGTCGCCTCGTAGACGGCCCAGTTTCCTTCTGTTCTGCGTGTCATGATATTCCTCGTTAGCACATAATCTGAATGTCGAGATTCGCCTGCGCGGCCAAGGCCTTGAGCACGTCTTCGGCTGTAACCTCTTCCGAGAGGCGGACGGAGGGGTTGGGTGCCCCCAACACCACCGTTCCGTTCGTCCAGTTGAAGCGTATTGTGGCGCGGCCGAGGTAGGGAAAGTCGTCACCCTCTTCTCTCCCTTGGTTGTCTGCCGCCCGCAGCAGTTCGTCGGCGTTCTCTAGGATGGCTATCTTGTACATGGTCTCTCCCATTCGTCGGGTGGATCGATCGTCATGGTCTGTCCGCAGCACTTGGGCCAACCGGACCGCAGGCGGTCAGCGGAGTCCACCTTCTCCGTGCGCCCGCACGTCCGGCACCAGACCTGGCCGCGCTGCAGCTTCGGCTGGGACCTGGCTAGAGTTTCGTGTATTGCCATGTCTCTCCTGCTTTCTGATGATCTCGGCCACATGCCCGCTGTAGAACGATGCCCAGACAATCGCCTTGCCCTGTATGCGCCCGGCGTGTTTGCGGGGCCGGCCGTTCGCGTCCCGGCAGCAGTACTTGCGAGCGAATCGCCGCTTCCACGTGTCGATGCTGATGTCCCATCCGTAGAGCGTGCGATTGCCTAGCGGAAAGAGGTCCATGAGTCTATCCATCAATCGGGCATCTCTTTCCAGGTACTTCCCGTACGAGTAGTCCCGGCCGATCAGGTAGACCCACCATCCGTAATAGGCGAACCCAGCGACGCCGGGGCAATGGAACACCCAGACGTAAATGGGCCGGATCTCAGTGCCGGCGACGCAGCGCCTGCGCTCCAGTTGTCGCCGTTGCCGCGCGCGCTTCTGGCGACCCACCTCCGCCCACGTCACGGTACGCCATCGTCCGTGCTCGTCTTTCGTCGCCCGCGCAACGTCGGGTCCGAACTGCGAAGCCAGTATGTCGAACGGCCCGCGCTCGGCCGCCCTCTCGCGCGTTCGGGGTCGTGTCCATATAACGGTCACTTCTGCGACTCCTTCCTTCCCCACTCATCGCACCAGCCGGTGGGGTCGACTTGCCTCTCCACCCATTCACGACAGCAAAGATGGAGACGCCACGATGAACTGTGGATGCATGACGCGCAATTCGCACACCGCTGCTCGCACTCTTCCGGCACGTGGTCAGCTACACCCCCACATCGGGGACACTTGGGCTTGCGCACCAATCGCCACGCCTTCTTGGCCCCGCCCACGACGCACGCCTTGACAATGCTCCCGAGCAGGCCGGCGAGCGCGAAGGGGATCTTCCACTTCTTGTCTGGGCCTTGGAATCCTATCGGTCCGGTCATCGCTTCGCCCCTTCCTGGGTCGGTTTGCGGTCGATCTGCGCCTCCTTCGGCGCCGTGATGACCACTCGCGTCTTCGCGATCGCCCTGCGCACATGAATGCGTATCCGGTCGTCGATGACGATATCCTCGCGCCGGGAGGGGCAGACTACTAATCGAGTGTCTACCATGGTGCCTCCTCAGCAGTTGAGTGCCCCGCGTACGACAATCACCAAGGCGTCGTCCAGCTTGCCGTCGTGCGTGTACGCCCGGACCGCCATTGTCTCAGCCAATTCACGCAACGCTTCGCTTGTTTCACGGGGGCGAATCTTTGGATCGACGATTCCCTGGAGTAGAGCCACGCCAGCGTCGTCGGCCTTGTTGCCCGTCAACGCCGCGCGTCGCTCCAGGTCTTCCAGTTCGTCAACCAAGGCTTCACCGAGTTTCGGCCCGATCTTCTTGGCCGCCCACATAATCGCCTTGCCGCCTATCCATTCGCGTATTCTTCCGAACATACTCCAAGACTCCTTTCCTTATCTGAGTGGAGTGGCCGTTACTGCTCTGGCGGGGCAACCGTGTGAAAGCCCGCATCGTCACAGAGGGTCACGGCCACTTGAAGCGAACGCTATCTGCTAGCCTTGGGCTTGAAGCGAATGCATGGGCCGGTGACGACCACGTACCGGTCATGGTCCTCCCGGAACGTCTGCCACGCCTGCTGGTACTCGGTCGCCCAGTCGAACCAGTGTCGCGGCGCATCGTTGAGTGTGGTCTTACTGCCCACCAGCCACCCGGCTTCCAGTTGCCCATCCTGAAACTCCCAGCCCCCGTAGAGCCCGGCATAGACCACCCCCTCCGGGAGCGTCCAGTCTCCATTGATCCAGTTGGCGATGACGTCCGCCGTTAGGGCGTTGTACATCCCATAGACTCTCAGGTCAGTAGCGACGTCGCCTTCAGAGGCCAGCGCCTTGTCGTAGCGTGGTGCAATGTAGGCCTCGAACGCGTCCCAGATCGCCCCCAAGCGAAATTCCGCAACGTTGTCCCCCGCCATGATGCCGATCGTCCATTCGATCTCAGGCGCATTGGGCTCTTCCTCGGCGAAGCTCGTCACCGTCATCGCGGCGACCATCATCAGTACTGCGATCCATCGTTTCATGCTCTTGTCTCCTTACTACTCGGTGATTGCTTTTTCGACGACCAACGTCCACATGTCGTCGATATCGTGATCGTTCCAGTCTGAGCACAACCCGCTTGCTCTCATCGCGTTCCGCACCTGCATCCCCTCGCGGAAGTGGACCGGATGCGGTATGGGCCGATTGGCCTTGCGCCCGAACGTGGGACTCACTGACCCCGCCCACCGCCTGTAACGCCGGAACAAGGCGACGCCGCGCGGCCCAAGCCACTCGCGGATGTGCTCTACCAGTTCGTGTGAAGGTTCCCGGCGCATCGGTCCTACTCCACGATGAACCAGTCGTCGCTGAGCATGTCGGCCTGGCTGGCGACCCAGCCCGGCTGCCACTGCTTCTTGGCGTTGTACAGAGCAAAGTAGGCCTGGCAGTCCAACGGGACATCGGGACCGATGAGCCTCGCTGTGCGGTCGTTGACCTTCCGACCGGGCTCTTGGGAGTTGAACGGAGGCAGGTGCATCGGCGACATGTAGACCGCGAACATGTCCGCTCCGTTCCACCCAGCCCGGGCGATCTTGTGTCCCTGCTTTGCCGCCTCGATCGCGAAGCCGAACGGCATACCCGTCGTTGGGCGGTTATGCTTCTCGAACGTCTCCTTCGGGCACCAACTCTGATAGCCCTCCTCGTACTTCACGAGGTAGCCGTGATCTTCGACGTTGCCATCGATGGGACGCCCCAAGTACTCTTGGGCAGCAGCCAACGTCATGGGCTCGCCGTCTACAATCTTGACTCCGATGAATCTCATAGCTTCGTGACTCCTTTCAATATCTGCTCTCGTTCACCGCCTGGACGTCCGGGCGGTCTATAGCACTCCGTCAGCACAGTCTTGCGTCTGGTCCGTCTGGGCCGACTCTGTCTCAACATCCTCGGCCAGGCGATCGAAGCACTTGTCACACAGCGGCACGCCTTCGCTATCTGTCTTGGTGGCCGTGCGCCCGCAGCCCTCGCAGTAGTCCTGGGCCTCAGGCCCCGGCAACTCCCACTGTTGAACGGGTTGAGGTCGGTTCTGCTGTGCGACCGCCCTGACGATCGACTCGGTCGTGGGCGTCATGCAGTAGACACTGGAGACGTTGTAGAATTGGGTCGCCGGCGGCTCGCTGGGGATGTCGATGCGCAGCATGCCCTGTCCGGCGATCTCCACCTCACGCACGTAACCGGCCAAACGCCGGTGCCCCATCAGTTCCAGAATCACCCACTGGGCAAACGGCTCTCTTCCTTGTCCTTCCATGGTTCTCCTTTCGATTTCTGCTATCCAACGTCCGCTCGCGCCGCTTCGCGAAGCCGTACGTTCGCCTTAACCAGCGCCGCCGCGATCGGCGGACACACACTGTTCCCTATCTTCGCCACCTGGCAGGACTTCGTGCCGGTCAAGTGGTATGTGTCCGGGAAGCCTTGGGCGCGGGCCAGTTCTCTTGGGGTCAGCATCCGCAGGCCGATATCCGCGATCTGGTAGTCATGGCCTGCGACTGTCACCAGGCCCAATCGGTGCTTGGCGGTGATAGTGTGCGCCGGTTCCCGACACGACTGCCCAACAGCCGTATTGAAGTACTTCAGGAGAAAGGCACGCACCTCGCCGATGTGCTGGCCGCCTCCGGTGACGGTCGGCATCGGCTGGCGCGGGTCGCTGCCCGTCGTCGTGCCGTAGAATTTCGTTAAGTAGGAGGTCACCAGGGCGTCGTGATTCTGCGCTGATGCGGTGGGGGATGGCGTGTCGACCGATGATCCGACGGACTGACCGTAGTACCGGGTCATATGGGCCGCAACGAGCCCGAATCGGTTGAAAGTATCCTGAGTTCGCAGTGGATCGCGCAGGTTTTGGCCCCGTGCCTCTTGCCCCTTGGCTCCGTGGTAGTTGATCAGGTACGGGGCAACCAGAGCCTTCTCGCCCCGATGCGCCGTCGTGATCGTACGTAGCGGCTCTTCCGCCTTTTCGAGTCTGCCGCCATGAGTGAGGTTGTAGAGATACGGCGTCACCAACCCCATCGCATGACCGGCTCCAGCGGGACGCTTGACGTAGCTTCCGGCCGTAATCGTATGCATGGGCTCGTGAATCGTCTGCCCGGTCGCGCCCTGGCGGAACTTGATGATGAACGGGTCGCCGCTCTCGATGACAAACTTGCGAATCCCCCGGGCGATCCGCGCCAGCGTCTTCTCAGCCAGAGGCCGTCGAACGCCCCAGGCCTTGGCCTCTTCTTTCGTCAGGAAGATGGAGGGGCACGGTAGCGACCAATCGATGCATTCAGCGGCCGTGTGGTATGGCAGCTTTCCTTCCCAGTGCGTCGGCTCCGGCCACACGATCGGCCGGCCGTCGCAGCGAGCAATCACAAACAGCCGCTTGCGGATCGTCGGCGCGCCATAGTCGCAGGCCCGCAGGTCTTTGCTCTCCAGTTCATAGCCCAGGGCACGGAGTTGTTCGCACCAGAGCTTGAATGTCTCGCCCTTGCGCCGCTTGTCCGGAACAGAGTCCTTCGTGAGAGGCCCCCACATCCTAAACTCAGGGACGTTCTCCAGGATGATGACCCTGGGCCGCACCGCCTTGGCCCAACGCACGACCACCCAGGCCAGCGAACGGATGTTCTTCTTCACCGGTTTGCCGCCTTTGGCGCGGGAGAAGTGCGTGCAATCGGGGGACGCCCACAACAGTCCCACCGGTCGCCCGGCTGTCGCTTGAGCCGGGTCCACGTTGTAGATATCGGCGCACTCGTGGCGGGTGCGTGGATGGTTCATCCAGTGCATGGCCATCGCATCCTGGTCGTGATTGACCGCCAGGTCCACCGGCACTCCCAATGCTTGCGTGATCCCCAGCGACGCTCCGCCGCCGCCGGCGAACATGTCTACGATCATCTCCACTATGCTGTCTCCCTAGGAAACTCCCGAACCCGCAGGTCTCGGGGAAACTTCGTAATGTCCTTGACGACCTTGCCGTTGAGGTCGACTTGCTTGACGAAGACGGGGATGTTGGCCGCTTGGCCCTGCTGGACGATCGAGCGGAGCCAGTTGAGTTGGCATCGGCGACGCCCGGGCCCGGACTCACAGCCGACGATAATCCACCCTAACAGGCCCCGAAGATCTTCGTGGTTCGGCGCCAATCCTAGATGGAACTTAAGATCGACGGGCCCGAGCAGCGGCTCGAACGAGGCGAAGCGCAACACCGGATCAATCTCATACAAGTCGCGAAGTCGCCTGTCGGCCCACTCCTGGTTCTCGCAGGTCGCGCCCATCCAGATGTTCGGGGCGTTGACGATCGGGCACGGCAGGCCGTCGTGCTCGTCCGCGTCGGCGATACAACTGCGGTAGTATTCCAGGGCCCGATCGGGGCGCTTGGTCAGGACCTGGAAGGTTGTGTTCGGATGGCTGATCATCTCGGAGTAGACCTCGTCGAGGAATTGAAAGGGCACCTTCTCGTGGAACAAGTCCCCCATCGAGCAAACGAAACACATCCCCGATTTCGGGATGTTGTCCCAATGGCGCTGCGTGCAGACGGCCACTTCGCCATTCCATCGGCCGTCGTAATAGTTGATGACGTCCAGGTAATTGGGCTGCCCCATTCCCGCGAGTCGCTGCGCCATCCGCTCGGCGTAGCAGTTCTGGCAGCCGGGCGAGACCTTCGAACACCCAACAATCGGGTTCCACGTTTGGTTACTCCACTCTATCCTTGTCTTTGACACGTTGGGTCTCCTTGGTTTCACCTCTCCGTTCGCTCGAACTCATAGACGGCGATCCAGGGATTGCCGACGACGTACCACGGTTTGCCTCGATGCTCCCGGGTCTCACGAACCGACTCCCACGGGTAGGAGACAAAACACGCCTCTTTGGCCCAGGTGTACGGGTTGTGCGTGCTCGGCTTCGGTTTGGAATTCAGCGAGTCCCAGAGGTAGGCGAATATCTCGCGATTACCTGCGGTCCGCGTGTCGGCTACGGGCGTGCCGTATCGCTCGTATATCTCTTCCCTTCGCTGGTTCCACGCATCATCATGCACCTTGCGAATAATGGCGTCCGTCTCGATGCCTTCGGCCTCAGCGTCCGCTTCGCTGATATCCTGCACGTGCTCGACGCGCACACCCTTGACCCGGCGACGGATGCGGGCCGCCCACTTGGGCATGTGGATCGCGGGTATGCACCGCTCAGTCAGGTTGTCGTCTGAATCAACATATTCCTGGATGCCATCTGTTGCGGGGTAGCCGACCGCGTACCCTTCGCCCGTGTTCCAATCCGCGTCCCAGTATCCTACGCCCTCTGCATACAAGGGCTGAATCTTCTCCCGCACCCACAATTCGTCCTCGTTTCGGTACGGCAGGCAGTACCCCAACTGCCCATCGGCCGAACACGGACCCCAGCCGATGACTACCGGCTCGCCCCGCCGCATCACGAACTCGCCGTTCACCATCTTGTGGATGTCGCCGAAGTGGTCCGGGCTCCACCATCCCGGCGGCTGGGGCTTGAGGTGGCACCTTCTCGTCTGCGTCTTGCGAAACTCCGTAGACCCACACCGCTCGCACGGGAACGGAACGGACATCTCGCCGCACTTGGCGCACGTGATGGTCGCTCGGACCATGGGCGTGCTGAATAGGATCGGCTTCTCACTCATCGTGTTCCTCAATCATCTCAACCGCTGTCGCCAGGATCATGGCAGTCATCATTCCGTTGCCGTGGGGTTCTCTCTCGGCTATCTCTTTCAGGCAGCGATGGGTAGCCTCCATCACTGTGAGATCGTGGCACTCCATCACCCCCTCGATGACCTTGCGGGTCCTTGCCACTCGGGCCTTATACACTTCGCCCAGAAGCTGCTTCATCAGCTTCCGGCCCTCGTACATCTTGGCCGCGATCTCGATTGCCTGTTCACTCATACTCATGTCCTGAAAACGGGGCCGGGCTGGCCGGCCCCGCGACCTGTGCTGTATTGCACCAAAACCTCAGTTGTCTTGTTGGGTGTGCTCTGCCCCGGGCGGCGCTCGGCATCTGGGTCGGGTGCCCGGTCCTGTCGTTTGCGAACAGTCGTTTGGGGGCCGTCTTGGCGCTCGCCAGTACTGCCCATGCCAGCCATCGGCATCACGGCACAGTAACAGCCCCAGGGCGATGAACGCCCGGTGCCAATTTGAAGCTGTCCCGGCGCGGCATCTACTCATGACTTGATCCTCTCCACCAGATCGATCAGTTCGCCCAGCGTCTTGACCTTCTCGGCGTCTTGGTCCTGGATGGCGATATCGAACGCCTCTTCGCACTTCATCAGGACCTCCACGGCGTCGAGTGAGTCGGCGCGGAAGGCGTCGTACAGATCGTCATTGCGGTCAAGCTCCTCCAGGTCCGCGCCGGTGGTGTCGAATTGGTCAGCGAGGATCTCGAGTATCTTATCTTCAGTCGTCACGGCGTCACCTCCTGGGCCGAGAAGGCTGTCGAGTAGGGTCAGATCAACGATGCACCAGCCCAAGATCTCCCGGGTGGTTTTGACTAGCGCCTCCTTGAGTACAGCGACCTCGTTCGAGTCGCCCGGGGTCAACGGAAACACGTCCCCGTCTACCGAGCGAAGCACATCGATGACCTGGATCTGATCCGCCGGCCGGGCCAGCAGGTAGCCGCCCTTCGAACCGCGGATCGCACGAACCAGACCGGCCTTCTTCAAGTCGGACACGATGACATCGGCGTACTTGGCGCTGATGCCCGCCCCTTCGGCCAGCTTGGCCAGGGAAAGGTGTCCCTGGGCGCCGTGCAGCTTCACCAGTAGATCGATCGCGTGGGTTACTCGGGTGGGTAGTTGCATGATCTATCTCCTTCCTGAGTGAGGACCTAAGAGAACAGTTCGTCCCGGTGCTCTGACGTGTCGTGATTGGTCAAGAGAACTTCGATCGCTTTCGTCTTGTTCTCGCCCCGCTTGTTCTGATGGGACATCGCCTTGGCGACCGTCTTGTAGTGCTTGGTCCAGGTCGGGTACAGTTCGTCCAGTCTGTCGTGTTGGTAGTAGCTCAATACAACCCGAGTCTCTTTGAACCGGCCCAGCAGCTCCGCCAGTCGTTCGTGGTCCTCGTCAGTGAAGTCGTGCAGGTACTTGGCGCTCTTCTCGAAGTAGGGCGGATCGCAGTAGATGGCCGTCCCGGCCTTGTCCTCGATCTTCTCGCCCACCTCGAAGACATCGCGGCGCAGGACCGTGACGTTCAGCAGGCGTTGATGCCACCATGGGATACTCTCGATAACGCCCTTCCACCGCTTGGCCGCGTGGCCGCCGTTGGACGTGTATCGAACACAGAAGCCGGAGTTGTAACAGGCTGTGCCAGCCGCACCGTTGCGGCCCTGCCAGGAGCACAGGAGGTAGTCGTACGCCCGGTCAAGGTCGGGTCCGTCCAACTCGACCTGGCGGGCCTCCACGAGTCGGTTTCTGGCCTCTTGATGCAACTGATCGGACATCAGCGTCCGTGCCGTCCTGGCGTAGAGTTTCAAGGCCAGTTCTTCGACCTGCAGGACCTTCGCGAGGTTGGTCACGTCGGCGTGCAGATCTACGACGGTTTCCATCACGCACGGCTTCTTCGCAAACGTCACAGCCATTGAACCGCAAAACAGCTCCCAATACACTCGGTGCAGGCCCAGCAACGTGATCGCCACCGGGGCCAGGTTGCGCTTGCTCCCCAACCAGGGCGCCGCCGCTTTGTTCTTCATCCCGGAATCCGTTCCCATTGCTCGTCCTGAACTCCTTTCTCCCAGGGGCGGCCGCCCTGTCACGGCCGCCCCGGAAATAGGGTGATGGGGGTTAGGCCGCCGATTGAGCTGGTGTCAGTTCGCCAAGGCAGGAACACTTGCCGCTCTCAGGCCAGTGGTCGTACGGTTTGCTGCAACGACGGCAGATGTATGCCGTAGGAGATTCCTTAGCCAACGCAGCGTCCAGGGCGGCGTCGTCGTCCATCGGCCCACCGACCTGGCTGGTCGCATCGGCCAATTGGCCATGCACTTCCTTGGCCTTCTTGAGTGTCACATGCACGGCCTTGTCGGACAATTGGGCTATTGACTTGCCGGGTATAACCCTCTGGTCGCGGCCAGGGAACGTGCTGAGCTTGATGCAGATCCCGTCCGGCGTATCCCCGCTGTCGGATCGCACCAGTGCAAAGGTCTTGTAGTCCTCCGATGCCGCTGTCATGCCCGCGTTGGCGATATCGACGCAGAGACGCATCAGCTCTTCCCTTGCGTCGCCCGGCTGTCGGGGTGCGGTCTGGGCCTGCGTCCCGTTCTGGTCCGACCGGCGCCTGGGCTGTTGGACTGTCGGCTGTGCCCCGTTCCCGTTGGTGGTGCTGCGGGTCTTGTCGGTAGAGGCCAGATCATCGTCGTCGATGTCCTGGGTAAAGATGTCACTGGCAGCCGTCGCCGTCAGGGTTGCATCGACGTTCGCCCTCTTCTTGGCCATCTTGAGCACGGTATTGTAGTAGTCGGCCGGGTTGTCATGTTCGATGCGCTCGGAGATCGTCCACGCGTTGTTCTTCTTGCGGGGATGAAACTGCGGACCACCCAATATCTTCGGGTCTCGCGTTTCCCAATAGTCCTGGGGCACCGGCCGGCCGGTGTCTTCGCTGCGGAACCGATACTTGGCTTCCATCGTCGAACAACTGCCCACGCCCGAGCCGACGAACGCACCTGTGTTGATGTTGCACAGATCGCACGTGACGATGTACTCGCGGTGCCCACCTTCGAAGTCCAGTCGTTCGATCGCAAAGCGCGGGGCCAGTCGAAACGTAAACGCCAACTTCTCAGCCCCCGGCTTGAGTAGACTGGGTTTGTCGCCGCAGCCGGGGATCTGGCCGTAGTGTTCACCGGCCTTCATGACATGCTTCATGACCTGCTGAACCTTTGCCACCTGGCTCAGTACCGTCTTTACACTCATCTCGTCGGATTGCTGCTGAATAGCGCTCGATTCTTGCGTTTGCGGTGCTAGTTCCGTGTTCATATCGCTCTCCTTGTGGCCGTATTGACGGCCACGCTCGTCTCAGTGACGGCCTTGCAGCCGGGGATATTGAAGGTCTGACGCATGGCCCGCGCCATGCCATTGAGGGCCACCATGTTCGGCTGCACCAGTTCAGTTGAAGCCTGTCCGTTGGCCACGGCCCGACATAGGGCCTTGATGTCCACGACCTCCGCCTTCCATCGCTTCTGCGTAGAGACGCCAGTGGCCTTCGCATAGACGGGCTTGGCGACGATCGCTGGTCGCACGACAGGAGTTGTGAGGATCTCGTCGACCGTCTCTTCGGTCGCTCCGTTCTCTTCAGCCTCCTGAGCCAGGGCCAGTCGAGCTTCTTCGTCCGCCTTGTGTTGGGCCTCCTCCAGTTGCCTCTGTTTCTCCTGCTGTAGCCGCTCCTGTTCGCGGTCCCAGTTGCCGATAGCAGTCTTGATGATCTGCTCGGCCTGTGCGATCGGGTCGAGCAGCTTCTTCTCGGCCGCCACGGCAGCCTTGTGGGCCTTGTGCGCGGCGTCTTTGATCGGCTTGTGATGGGCCTGGATCTCCTTGCGCAGACCCACGATGTCGCCCAGGAACGACGCGGCTGTGTTGTACGTCTCCTGGTCGGTGATTGTGATAGCCTTGGCCCGATCCGGCCACGCCAGGGCGACTTGTTCCATCTGTTCGACCTCCGTTGTCTCTACGGGTGCGTTAGCTTCCATAATGCGTCCTCCACTCAGTAACGGTTAATGCGGCGTTGAAGACGCCCAGGTCGCGCGCGAACTCCTCACGGGGAAACTCCCGGACCTGATACGTCGCGTCCTTCTTCAGGTACAACCCGAACCGGCGATACGAGTAGGGATCGGGCAACATGTTGACGTATGCAGCCGTCTGGATCGCGTGCCACGGGAAATGACAGCCGCTCTTGATGTCCCACAACTGCCTGGGCCGGGCCTGCAGAATGCGGTCGGGCGTGCCCCGATAGCGGCCCAGCGGGTCCTGCTGCGGGCACTCGATCCACTCCCACTGAACGGCCCCGTGATCAGCCTGAAACTTGCAGTACGCCTCAAGGTAGGGCGCAATGACCGGATCGACCGACGCCTCATCCAGATCGCCCTCGTCGTGGTAGTGACAGGCGGCATGCACGGCCGTGCCCCGATCGCGTACGGCCTGCGTGAACCACCGCGTGTCGACAATCCCCGCATCCTTGAGGACCTCGGTGACGCGCGGCAGGTTGGTGTTGACGGTTCCTTCGGGGGTCATTCGGCCACCTCCTGGCCGTAGCCGTCGAACATCGTTGGCATCCAGAGGGCCTTGAATCCGGCCCAGATTGCGGTTAGGAGTCGCATGGGGTTACCTCCAAGGGCGTATTCGCCGCGCCCAGGGCGGGCTCACGTGGTCCCTCTTCAAGTTCCTCCTGCCCGCCACACCTGACCAGTTGCGCCCGGAGAATGGCCTCGCCCTCGCACAGCAGGCAGTGTTGCACCATCGTTCCGCCGTTGATAACGTTGGCGATGTGCTGGTACATCAGGAGGCCTCCTCTAAGGCCGCGTCGGATAACTTGGCCTCTACGGCCTCGCAGTATCCCGCCTGCCGGGTCCGCCCCGTCAACTCCACGACCCCCGCCTCCACCAGGGCCTCGGGAATGCCCTCGTTCTCTGACCAGCCCTTGAGCCAGACGCACCCTTCGTCGGCTGGAATCTCGAGATTGACCGTCGCCACGTACAGCCGTTCGCTTGTCGTGGGGTCGTCGCCGATGATCGCGGCCCCGCCGTCCTGATAGCAGGGAAAGCTCAGCGCAACCCGGCCCTTGGTGTACTTCGTAGTCACGTCGATCAGCATCAGCCCACCTTTCTCTGCTCTGTTACGTCGGGGAGTAGGCGGTCCACTGTGACGTCAAGGACGCAGTCCCTCGCTCCGTCGTCCTGCTGTGGCTCGACCGGGAAGGCGTCCAGGATCGCCCGGTACTTGCGCCGCCATCGTTCGCGGGCGACCTCGGGGTCTCGTTTCCGGTACGCCGCCTCGCCCATCATCGCGTCACGGACTATCATCGCCCGGACTTCATAACAGAGGTAGCAGAACTCCTGCTTGTTCGCAGGCACGAGACTCGGGTAGATCCTCTCCACATGCTCGTCGATAGGGTCCCGGCGCGTGGCAATGCAGGATTTGTGAACTCTTTTTTGACAGAACTCGCAGGCCGCTGTCTCCTGGCCTTCAATAATGTCCTCGTTGCATGTTGGGCATGTCATATTTCACCTCGCTCAATCAGACCGGTCGCCCGGTCGGTTACATCAGAGGGAACACGAGGTCGCTCAAATGGGGTGACTGGCGTACGACCAGCCACCCCTGAGCGAAGGTGTAAAGGTGCGATTCGGATCTCCGTAGCACAGATACGCGGGGAGCCCCAACGGGATTTGAACCCGGCAACGGATCTGGCCCACCAGACCAGGACGGTTGCCTACGTGACCTCCAGCTTTCCAGACTGGCGCTCTACCTTGCTGAGCTATGGGGCAATCCCTACAACCTTTCGGAGGCCGTGTTCGGTACACCGTAATCGCGGTTGGTGACAAAGGTCGGTTCCCATCCATGGAGGGAGATGTTCCCCGACCTTCGGAGGAGTTGATCAAGATAAAGGGGAGTCGGCTGTTAAAAAGGGCCTATCGACCGTAAACGTCCATTGGACGATTTACAGTGGTTGGTTTCCGAACTCCCCTGAACGACCAGGAATAACCGTACAGGCGACTGCCTACCAACGGGATATCACCGCCTTCCGGCAGTCGCCTTGTACAGCCCCTCTCCGGCCCGACGTCTAGGCCTACGGAGAGGCAATCGCACATTTAGAGTGTGCCGTTACGGGAATGACGTCGCCCCGCACATATCTCCAGAATGGCCGCCCGATCCTCGTCAGAGAGGTCCGGCCATGCTTCGATCAGGGAGCCCAGTTCGGGGTGATTTGCAGTGATTTGCAGCACCTTGCGTGCATCGACTGCGCCGCATTTTGCGCCGCCACCCTCAGCAATCAGCGTTTTGGATAGCGCCAGTGGGGGGTGTTCGTGAGCCTCCGCCTCCATTAGAGTATCCTGCAAATCGCTGCAATCCGCTGTATCTGGCTGCAAATCGCCCTTTTCGACCCCGCCAGACGATGTCACGTGCGCCACATTGCGCCGCTTTGCGTGACTTTGCTGCGCCGGATTCTGCGCCGCGTGCGTGACATGCGCCGCATTTTGCGCCGCCTGTTCCAGTCGGTGGTTGTCTCGAATAGCCTTCGCGAAGGCCTCGTCGGGGACCTGGAGATAATGGCGTTCTGCGATCCGCGCCGTGTTACCGATCCAGGTGGTCGCGACATGTAATGGGTACTCCGCGGCCAGCTCGGTCTCCCGGCTGGCTCGGAGGTTTTGAAACAGCCGCGGCCAGGGCTGGAGGCCCGCCCTCTTGAGGATTCGCAGCAGCTGCGTCCTGAGGTTTGCGTTGGCGTCACGATACCGGGTAATCACATACGGTATCCCCGGCTCCGCCAGCTCAAACACTTCTTCGAGATACGGCCGTACCTCTGGGAAGATCGGAATCACTCTCGATTCCCGCCCTTCGTGGTGCTCGGTCTTCGGGCTCCTGACCGTCATCCGGGCTGAGTCCCAGGCAATATCATCCCAGGTTAACTCCAGTGGCTCGCTGGGCGTCCTGAGCCCGCCGTAACGGGCCAGGGCGAACAGGAGCCGCCACTGGGCGTCCGGGCAGTGCTCCAGGACCTTCTCGGCCTCTTCGCGGGCGACGAAGTACTGGCGTGCCTTGTTGGCGACCGATTTGGAGTCCAGATCAGCAAAGGGGTTCTCCGGTATGAGCTTCCGCTTGACCGCGACATTAAAGAACGCCTTGGCGTTGGCCGTCCGCTTGCCGACCGTCGCAGGGCTGAGCTTGGATTCGACCAGATAGGCCCGCCAGGCCTGGGCGTCTCGTTCGCTGATACTCCGTAAGGGCTTGTCGGCCCCGAAGAACTCTCGGAGCGTCCTGCGGGTGTGAGAATAGACGAGCTGGCTGTTCGGCTTCAGATCCGTGCGGCTCTTGAGGTACTCCTCAATGAAGGCGTCCAGTGTCGCATTGGTCCGTTTCTCCACCAGTCCCACGGCCGCCAACTTATCGTAGAGCCCACCGTCAAGACCTTTGAGCCATTGAAGCGTGTCCGCCTCAATCACGCCCATCGCGCCATTGGCCGCCAGGACAAGCTGCTCGACCCTGAACTTGATCGATTCGGCCTGTCGTCGGCTGCACTTGCCCAGGCGGAGGGTCTTACGCTTACCCTCCGCTCGGAACTGAATCCTCTTCCTGCCGTTGGTGTCGTTCACGAGACTCGCCATCCATCGCCCCTTTCCATGCTGCATCCATGAGCCACTTGCGCAAAGAGTCTACCGGATACATCAGGATACCGCCAACCTTCAAATGTGGCACGATCCCCTGAGTGGTCCAATCAGACAGCTTGCGCTCGCTGATACTCAAGGCCTTCGCCGCTTCCGGGGCCCGCAATGACAAACATGGCACAGAGGGCCCGGAAGGCTTCTTTGGCTCTATACCAATCATAGATAACCTCCGTTCAAGCCCGGCGCGGTGTGCGCCGGGCAGTCTTTCACCATTTCCTCGTGTTCACTCTGCAGTTGTCAAAGATCACTGTTTCAAAGGGGATGGTGGGATTTGCACCCACACGTGCCACACAGTCGCGGGAGATAATTCCCACGGCGCTCGTGCCTCAATTGCGTGCCCGCCACCCTGTGTGATGCACAGCCGAGCTTGACCGCGTCTAACTAGTATTTCCGCCACATCCCCATGTTGTCTGGCCCGCTGGGGGCCTAAAGAGCTATACCCGCCTATGCGGGGTTTCCTACGTAGCACTGAACCTTCTTGCTGCTGCGGTCGATTAGGACAGCTCGCTTCGATTTGAGGATTGCATCCGACAGACTGTTGTATGTCGTCACGGTCCCGTTGCCCCAGACCTTGTTCACGGTCCCGTTGTCCCGGACCTCGTTCACGGTCCCGTTGCCCCAGACCTCGTTCACGGTCCCGTTGCCCCAGACCTTGTTCACGGTCCCGTTGCCCCAGACATCGTTCACGGTCCCGTTGTCCCGGACCCTGTTCACGGTCCCGTTGTCCCAGACCTCGTTCACGGTCCCGTTGTCCCGGACCTCGTTCACGGTCCCGTTGCCCCAGACCTTGTTCACGGTCCCGTTGCCCCAGACCTTGTTCACGGTCCCGTTGTCCCGGACCTCGTTCACGGTCCCGCACACGTAGGTTTTTGTGCTCTCTCCATTGATGGAGGCGACAACTTCGCCTTGCTTAACTACTTTGGCTTTGTACCAATCCTTCAAGGCATGTTTCGCACGCCTCTCGCAATCCTCGGCGTCGTACCACGCCGGCAGAATATCCTGGTCGAGATGGTATTCCCATTTCCTGAGTGGGGCATTCCAATCACCGCCAGGAGGAACTACTTCGACCCTGACCAGCGACGGGTTATTCCGTGCGGTCATCTCCCTGAGCTTATTGTCCGCGATGATCTGTTCATGGGATTCGGTTCGCAGTCCCCAGAACACCTTTTGCTTGGTCAACACGAAACTGGCTGGTCTACACATCCCTCTACTCTCCCATCTCTTTCTGGAATGCTTCCTCGGCGTCGAGGAGGGCCTTGAACTGCCTAAGATGTTCCCCGGAAGTGCAGTCCTCCTCATGCCCGTCCCCGGACCTGTGTTCGCACTCAAAGCACGCATTGTGCCCGTCTTCATCTTCCTCATAGATGAGGTCCACCAAGTTGGCGTACGCATCATCTAGTGCTTTCGCTAACGCCTCGTGCTGGTTGATGGCGTGGGCGGCGTAGCGGGCTTGCTGCTTATCCAAGTCAAGAAATCGATTAGGATAGACCACTTGGGCCAGCCGCCAATGGCCGAAGGCTGTGTTCAAAGGAACAGCTACAACTATGCCTTCAAACGGATTACTCATTGTCCTCGGCCTCCTTCTCTGGGGGAGCAGGGAGGGGGCACCACTTGGGTATCGTCAGGCAATCTCGCACATCACGCTCGTAGTCGCCCCCTCGGCACAGTCCGTCATATCCTGGGATTGGCGATGAGACAAAATGTCCGCAGTCACAGCATCGCCCTATCCTCGCCGAGTAGACAGAGTCACGTTTCTCTGTGTATAGCTTAACCTTACTCATGCTCCACCCCCTCAAGCCATTCGGGTTCGAGAGTGTCGGCGGCTATGTGGCTTTGCTTTGCCGCCACGAGCGAGAACACTGCATCGTTGGCGGCCGCTAAAGCCCTGGCTGCGTCTTGTCGCCAGTTCTCAGCATCTCGACGGCACTGCGCTCGATACGCCTCGATAGCGTCTTTCCGGCTGAAACATGGGTTGTCGTCTTTGCGGATACGAGCCCGCACCCCAGTTGTCGTCAGCGGTCGGACCATGAAGAAACTCGGAGTCTCACGCAATACCTCATACACTCGCATAGTGCCGTACCTGACTTCGTATATCCGTCGCTTGTCACTCATGAGGCACCTCCATGGCGAGGCATTTCGGACAACACTTCTTCATGCGATTGAATAGCCTGGGGTCTATGTGCAAGACATCGGCCTCATGGTCAGACAAGCAGAATGCAGCCCCGCATTCTTCGCACATACCAACCCCCACATCCTCCAGAGTGGTCCTTCTGAAGCGGCCTCCTTGCCCACGTGGCACGAGTCGCTTATTGCTGTGCCTATACCACCTCATTTGCCACCTCCCATGCAGCCCCCGCCGTCCGTGGCGTAATACTGGGGTTCCACCCCGGGGGCTGCGAGTCCAAAGAAACCAACGCCTGCCGTCCGTGGCACGTGGGCCGTCCATGGCCCTGCCGTCCATATGCCATCCGTGAAATATTGAGAGGCCCGGCCGCTTTGGTGAGGGGAGAGGAAGCGAGACTCTGCGGGACCGGGCCTTGGTTTGTAAAACTGGCGCCGCAGAACGACACCAGCTTCGGAGGTATTCCGCGCCCTGTGAGGGCGTTGCGGAGGGTGTCAAAAGAAAAAGGACGATTGGCCGAAGTCTGGCAACTTGGCGGCACCAATCGCCCCGTGAACGGTTCTTCTGTGTGAGTCGCCAGACTTCGCTTTTGCCTATCCATCCTGGATCTCCCTGTGATCAGTTCTGGGTTCTACGTCACCTTCCAAGAAATAAGGAGGGGGCGGCGGCGGGGCTCGCCCCCTGTGAACGGCGCGAGATGTGACCGCTGAGTCTACGCGCGTCGCTCGAAGATTTGGATTCGACTTGCGAAACTGATACAATGGTATTCAGCACGCCAAGGAGCGGCCGCCCGTCGAATGGATTCCCGAATGATGTATATCGTAGACTCAGCATGACCTAATTATCGGTTATCCACTGCAGAAAGCAAGAAGGAAATCGAAGGATTTCGGAGGATAACAGCAGGAAAACGAAGGGATGCTACGGTAACACTCGGTATAGGATGGGGTTATGGCAACTGAACCCCACATGAAAAAAAATTGAGGCCACACACATCGAGGCTGAACTTCTGGACGCTTATGATGAGTGGGCCGATGGGCGCAAGATCAGTGCACGTGATCGTATGCGGGCATTGTTCCGCCTCTTCGTTGCTGCGCCACCGACCCTGAAGCATTTGGCGCTTGCCGGGCGTCCCGAGGAAATTGAAGCGGCCGCATTGTTCTACGCGGAAAATATCTCGCAGGACATCGTCGCGTTTGCGCAGGCTGTAGAGGCCAAGCACAAGGGCTCCTCTATGCCGGGTGATCCAGACGCCTCACGTGCTCAGGGGATTGTGCATGCCGCCGAAGCTCGATCAGCAAACACAGAACAAAACGAGGGCGGCACTTAGACAGGATATGACAGATCTCCCAGATGCAGGCGAGCTTGCCTGGTTCGGGCTGTTTGATAATGGCCCATTCTGGGAATTTGACAATGGCAGGCTCTTTGGAATCGCGCTTGGTGGGATGGATCTCGCCAAATCTCATACACCCTCTCTCTCAATAGACGTACGTCAAGTTCGGGAGGGTGTTGTCAGGCCCTCGAAATATGTGGTTGTTCCGGGGGAGGGGTAACGTTACCTGCCAGGATGCGTCCCCTCTCCCGGCTCCGCTACTTATTATAGCGAGCAATGAGGGTAGGATATGGGCGCTAAAATCAAATTTGGTTGATAGTTTTTCGTAGAAGCGCTGGAAGCGACGTAGAAGTTACCAGGGAGGGGGTAACGAGGCTTTTGGGAGGCGAGAAATGAAGACGAGACTGTGGATTATCATTGTGCTGCTGGTGTGTGCGTTCTTGGCCGGCTGCGGCGATGTCGGCAACCTGGTAGTCAACGACGTACTCGGCTTTGGCCCTGAATATCCGACACCCGAACTCAGTGAGGATCTTCCGCCGACCTATGTGTCCGGCTTCGAGCAGGGGTATCAGAGTGCCACATACCCGTCCCGCTTTGCGAAGGACCTGGAGGCGTATTCAGGCCAACCTCACTATCACGAAGGCTGGGACGATGGATACGCCGCCGGCCAAGCCGCCGTGCAGAAGGAGTTGGTGCGACAGCAACGCGCTGCCGCGGATGCTGAGTTTCTTGGAGCGATGAGACATTGACGCTGACTGGAGGAGGAGGCGAACGATGAAGCGACTTTCGATTATACTGGCAATTGCCCTGCACTTGATTCTGGTCTGCCAATGCGCATTCGGTGACCTTGTAGGGTTTTCGTACGACGACTGGGCGCTGTATCAACTGGACATCGCGACCATGCAAAGCACCAAGATCGGAGATTTGGATATCCCGCGAGCCGCCGACCTGGCGTGCATGACCGCCGCCTCTGCGTCGTCCGCCTACATGGTCGGACGGGAACAGGATACGCTCTATACAGTCAGCCTGGAAGATGCCTCCATGATCGCCTCAGTCTCCCTGGATCGGGATATGCTGGTCAACGGACGCGGCCTGGCCCTTTCCCCCACCGGAGTCCTTCATGGCGTCTTCGCTGGTCGGGAACTAAGGTCGATTGACCCCATCACGGGCAGCACGGCCCTGATCATGCGGTTCGATACCTGGTCTGTTGAGTCCCTAGCGTTCTCGTCGGAAGGCGTGTTATACGTTGGACAGGATCACGGCGGTACCGGCCGTTTCTCCGCGGTAGACGTGTCAACCGGAACCCAGACTGACTTCGCACAGACGGGCGCCATCGCGGACCCCGATGCGATGGCTTATCTCGATGGCTATCTGTACGCCGCAGACTCCGTGGGAGGGATCTCGGCTGACCTGTACCGAATCGACGCCGTTAGCGGGGGCGTTGTGAATCTTGGGAACACTGGCATCACCGGACTCAACGGCATGGTGGCCATAGAGCAAATCACCACCCCCTTGCCTTCCGCCGCCCTTCTGGCCGTTCTCGGCCTGGGTGTAGCGCGATGGAGACTCAGGAGGCAATGAAGCGCGATGACATCGCCTGCGCGTTCGCTGTGCTCTCCTGGGTAGGGATGTGCCTGTTTCTGTATGGGTACGGGGAGTTTCGGGGAGATCTCCAACTCTTGGGGCTCCTGGTGGCGTCTGCTGGGGTTATTGGTGCCGGGATCGTCTACCGAAAGGACCTGTAGGTCACCGGTCCATCTCGTCGTCCAGGTCCTTGTAGGCGGCCAGCCATTTCTTGCGCCACTGGACCATCTGTTGGTCGATGGCATTGGCCTGGCTCTGAAGGTTCATCAGATCGACCATCAGGCCCCGCTGGATCTCGCGCCGACGTTTGGCCTTCTCTTGCTCGTTCATCAGTCCTTCTGGCCGTTCTTGCTCATCAGCCCGTGCATGATATCGATCTTCTTGAAGACGCCCTCAAAGCCGGTCTTGACATCGGCTTTGAGTTCCGAGACGTCAGCCTTGACCTCGTCCAGCTTTTCGTCGGAGTGTTGCTTGCGCTCCTCGAGCAGTTGGGCGAACTGGTCATGCACGGGGCAGACGCCCCGCTGTTCGGCCGGCTGGGATGAGCCGTTCGCCTTGCGCCGCTCGATCAACCGCCCGCCCGTACCGCCACCCAGCACGAGGGCTATCCCGCCGATGACGGTCCCGATCCACACTCCGATGTTTGTTCCGTTGGCTGCTTCCTGCGCCAGGATGTCAATCATGTCGTCTCGCTCCGATCAAAAACACTATCAGGGATGCTATAACTATAGGCGCGCCGGCATACGGCACGACACTGCTCATAATCATAATCACGCGCGGGGTGGTCGCTGGCGGTGCCCCGCCGCTGGCGTAATAGGCTGTTGGTGGAGCAGGGGATTGGACCATCTGGTACGGATCGGCAAAGAGGCTCGCTATGTCAGAGGCGGACAGGGCGCGAGACCATACGCCCACCTGCCCCATCGCCCCATTCAGGGAAATCCCCAACACGATGGACGCAGCTAAGACCGCATCGTGCGAGTCCCCCGTGGCGGAACCAATGTGCACACCGTTGTTGTAAAATCGCCATGCGGTGCCTTGTTTTGTTACTGCAACGCATTGCCAATTGCCGCTGGCTGTAAAGTTTGTTATATACTCATATGCCCAATTGGTGCCATCGCCCCAGGTGACCTGCAAGCGGCCAAGCACCGCACGACGGTAGAATTGAAGCTCGTAATCGTCTAAGGTCGACCGAAAAAACCTATAATCGCCGGTATCGCTGTCGATTCGTACCCACACAACAATGGTGACATCAGGCAGTGTCCAGCCAGGATTCGGTATGGTGACTGTGTCTGATCCATCAAATTCCAGGACGGAACCATTCGGGGAAACTCCCCATGTGGTGCCTGAGCATGTACCATCAAGCCCATGCCCACTCACATCAAAGACCTTGTCCCCCGCCCCTTCGTTCATGGGCCAGTAGCCGACAAGGCCTTTGGTGATGGGGTTGGCGCGGACGAGCCGAGAGCCTACTGGAGCTTTAGGCTGGAAGCCCCACACCGGAGCGCAGACCAGGATGAGTATCAATGCGATCCACCGCATTATGCTACCCCCGCGTTCGTCCATTTATCACCATCGTAACAGGTGCCGTATTGGTTCCAGTCATTGCGCTTATCCAGGGCAGCCTGTAGTGCCTGGTATCGCTTGATGAGTTGGGTTTTGATGTCGGCGACCGTCGTCGCTTTGGCGTCCTGCGTCGCCTCGAAGTGTTGCGATAGAACGACCTCTTTGATGGCCCCACTGCGGATCGCCGCTAGCTCCTCGTCCGTGGCGTCCTTGTAGGTACTGGTCGCTTCGGCGTTGGCATAGAACGGCTGCCGCGCGGTCGGCACGGTCAGCCAGAAGGCGACACGGTAGTCGAGATCGCTCGGGTAGTTCTCACGTTCGAGTATGATGATTTTCTTAGCCATTACGATACGTCTCCTTTGATCGGCTTGTAGTGGACGAAGTTGCCGGAGGCCGCCGTGGCCGCGCCGCTGTAGTTGACGAGTATGATTGAGAATCCATCGACCATGCGGTAGCCCAGGACCGGCCCCAAGTTGAACGTCGCCTGAACTACCTGATCGGCGGTGGAGTACTTTATTACTTGCGCCAACAAGAGGTTCCCAGCATCGGAATCGATGGTGTACGTACCCTCCGATCCGGACGGAAGCGTCGATGTCCCGCTGTCGTTGTACAGCCAGTTGGAGCCATCGTAATAGGCCGGGGCAATGTAGACGTAGATCGCCTCATCGTTCGCCGGGGCCGTGTTCGCCATGTCCAGCTTGACGGCTACTTGGTAGTCTAACGCGTGGGTGGTACGGTTGTCGATCACCGCCGACTGCCAGCCTGCCGTTGCCGATGAGGACAGGCTGTGAAGATTTGTGACCGTCAGGGCAGTGTGCGATTGGTCCGGCTGCGTCACCGTGGCCGCAAAGACTGTGTAGGCCAGGAGCCCGATGAGCAGGCTGCCTGTGAGTATTGCGAGTCGTCGTCTCATATCGTTTCTCCTTAGTGCAGAATGGGTGCGTGGTTCTCTTCTGGGACACCCCAGATGGGGACGGTGTAATCGGTCAGCTTCGGTTCCCGGTACGGCCCAGGCAGGTCAGTGATCCGCACATAGACGTACTGGGGTCCGGGGACGACATCGCCGCTCAGAGTCCAGTTGCCGGCGTCGTCGTACGTAACAGTCCAGCCCAGCGTGCGGCTCTCGATGATGACCGAGTCATTATCTTTATCGCACCACGTCCCAGCGCGATTGAGCTTCCCGGCCGGCACCGCATAGTCAAACGTGTTAGGGTCCGTGACGATCGGCGGAAGGATGATGCCTATTACCGTGTTCGGGTCGGCCCAGTCTGGTGCGGCATAGAACTGCTGTTCGCAGGGCTCATTCGGTTCGGCCAGTACGACCATCGGCCGTGCCATACAACCCATCGTCAGCAAGAGAGTCAGGAATAGAAAGCGTCTAATCGAAATCATATGTCACCTTTACGATAAACTGCGTGATCCCCGAATCCGGCTCGGCCCCGAACCGCAGGAACACGCACTTGCCGGAAGGAATGGTTGCATCGTCAAATCCCGCCGCAATGGAGGTCGTGCCATTGGTGGTATCTATCACATCGATCACCGTCGTATTGGCCTGTCCGATGAACGCATCACAGAAGCACAGGTCGATGTCGAGTTCCGTGGCGGGATCCGCATCGCACGTCACCTCGATCTTCGTCACTGTGCAGGCCGCCGCCACACCGAGGTCAATGGGGATCTCGTGGTCGATGGCATAGGCCCCGTCAGGGTCCATAACAACGAACATCCAGTGCTTGTCCTCGCCTGCGGATCGGGACGGCATGGTCATGGTCTTGCCGGAAAGGTCCAGGGTTGCAGCAAGTTCGCTCTCATCCACCGAACCGTCAGTGATGTCGTCGCCCGCCAGTGCATCGCCAGTCTGGAGGAAGTTGGATACATCCGACAGAACAGCGTACAACCCATCCTCGTTATTCAACTGCACCTCGAACGTGCTGTCGGCCGTGCCCTTGGCGTAGAAGTCCGTGTCTGCCTCTAGGTCCAACGACCCGCGCATCTGCGCGAAGGTCTGAGCCATCAATGTGCGCCCGTTGGCGCTGGCGTCCGATATGTCCGCCAAAGTCACTCCAGCCGGTTCGTAGGTTCCGTCATGGTCGTGCCCAGAGGTCGCATACGTCCCACTCAGGTCGGGAATGTTCCCGGAATGGATGTTCGTCGCGCCCTGATCACCCGTCCAGTCGATGTGCTCGTTGGCAACGAAGTCGCTGAACCCGTCGTGCGAGGCACTACCCGCCAGGACGATTGCCGTCCCCTCGATCGCCACCGCCCCTGCGCCAGTGCGCGTGAGGGTGGTATCGGAAGCATGCCCCAGTTCAATGGACGTGAACTGAGGCGAATCGCCCGTATCGAGACCCAACACAGCCCGCATCGCTGCGTAGTTGGCTGCCGCGTTGAAGGACTGAACATTGGCGCTCGGGGTGATACCCGCCCAAGTGGTCAAGTCGGCGTCCGCGTCCTGGAAGGCGCTGGCGCTCTCGCCGTCCAACAGATCGGCATTCAGGTTGGTACAGACCGTTGTAGAGGAGACCGTCAAGGGAGCCGTCCCGGTCGCCACATCAGAGATGAACCGCGGGGCCGTGATGTAGTAGGCCCCCACGTCCCAGTTGGCCGTCAGAGGGATTGTGCCGTCCGCCTTGAGGTCGCCTGCGCCGCCGCTGCCGTTTGATGCCGCAGTGACCCGCCCATCGGCGTCCACAGTGATGCTGGCAAGTGTGTAGCTGCCCGGCGTCACGGCCGTGGATGCGAGTTCGTCCGAGTCAACTGTCCCGGTCTTGATCGTCGCCGTCACCACATTGGCCGCGTTCGTGAAGTTGATGTCCCCGCCGTCCTGGAAGTCAGGATCAACAGTCGCCCCGCTATCAACTGAAACACTGTCGCCACCGGCTGCACCAGCTTGATTCACAAATGACAGATTCCCTGCACCGTCCGTTTGGATGACTTGCCCACTTGATCCATCGGCAGAGGGCAGTGTATAGGTGGTAGTGCCAATGTCTGTAGATGGCACTTGGATGCGGATGAAATCTATGCCGTGATCGCTGTCCTCAAAGATACGTAGGAAGCCGCCGCCCGTGTCGCCGTAGCGGACATTAAGGCCCTGCGTTGCTTCACCCACGATATCCGCCCAGGTCCCAGGCGTTCCTGCCGCCGTGCATACCCAGCCCCTTGCGTAGCCCAATTCGCCAACGCCACTGAAATACCAATCTCCCGTCTTGTGCGTGCCAGTCGAAGGGGCAGAGGCAAGAGTGTAGTGAAGCTGAATCCGCGCCCCGCTGATGTATTCCGGCCAGATATAGTTGTCGCTGCCGTAGGTGTTCCCGAAGATCTTCCGCGTACCGGTGGTCAGATCATGGATCAAGCCGTTCGTGACCGACGAACCTGCACCGGAAATGATCGACGCCGTGAGATCCGAGATCCGCGTTAGATAGCAATTCAGGTTCAGCTTGACCAGCGAATCGGCCGTGTTGCCTCCAGCCAGATATCCATAGATGCCGCGAACACAGTTGCCGTTGTGGTTGGCGTGAATCTCCAGGTATGGCCCCGTACAGCCCCCCTCAAAGTGCAGGTCTTCACATCGATTGTAATGCCCGTCAATTGTAAACGCCGCATCGCTGGACGATCCACAACTGGAGAACAGGAGATTACTCAACAGGCTGCCAGAGCCGTCCAGGTAAATGCCCTCTTTAGTGCAAGTCCAGACCTCGATGTTATCAAGCACACCAGCGTTCGCATTAATCTTGAGTCCAATACCGGTGACGTTCCGGATGAACACGTTCTCCATCCTTGCGACCGCCCCGAAGGCCGTCCCGTTATATCCGAGGTAAACCAATGCGGTAGTAATCGTGTTGTCATTGCCGTGGAACCCGATATTCTCGATGATGATGTTCGCGGAGCTGGTGTCATCAGTAATCAGCGCTCCAGTCTGGCCGGAGACCTGCTTGATATAGGTGTGGCCCTCATCAGACCCAAGCAATTTGCATCCCGCAGGCAGAACAAGCTGAGTTGCCATGAAGGTGCCGTCAGGGAAGAAGACTACGCCGTCACCACCTGCTGCGTCAATCGCTGCTTGGATTGCTGCGGTGTCGTCCGTGGAGCCATCGCCGGTTGCGCCAAAAGCTTTAACATTATAGACAGTCGGCACCATCGCCGTATCGAAGAATGTCCCGCCCAACTGCTCATGCCGCATGAACTGACAGTTTGTTCCGGCACCAAGACTGTACGTAACCCCAGTTGCGTTGTAGATGAGGTTATCCCAGACAACGCAGTTCGTGCCACCCGCATCCAAGGTGATGCCATCTTGGACGGTGCAGATTGTATTATCTGAGATCTTTATGTCACGCATGTCCCCGGTCGCGTGTTTTGTCGCCTCAATCCCGTGTTCGATCTCTGCCAGTCCAACGCCAGATATGACGTTACCGATGATCTGGTGCTCTCTGTTTCCCGTTACGGCCGAACCACCGAGAAAGATACCAACATGACTGGCGCTGCTCTCGTCGCTGCCGAGCGAGTGACCCGTCTCACTCGTGTCCCCGCCAGCGACCCCGGCAATCAGGTTGTTGATGATCTGGACGCGACGCACCTTGGGGTAGGCGAGGATGCCGTACTTGCCGCCGATGTCATAAAGCTGGTTGCCCTGGACACGCCAGTTGACGATGCTTGTCCCGGCGTTGATGAGGGCGATCCCGTTACAGCCCACGCCCTTGATGATATTGTTGGCGACGACCGTGTCGCCGGCCCAAATCATAACACCACTGGCCTCCAGTGCCGCGGTGTCTTGAGTGATTGTATTGCCGGTAATCGTGGAGTTTTCGCAGTCCGCCTTGACATTGATGACCCCCTGAGCGCACTCGCAATCGAGAAACGCGTTATTGGAAACCACCGCCCGGCCGACGTCTCGGATATAGACCGCTTCACAGTTCGTAGGATCGGTCTGGGCGATGTTCTCGAAATGGTTCCCAGTGATAATCGCATCAGTCGCCTCGTGGACCATAACCCCCTTGGTCTCGGTAGTGGCGCCGCCCACGATATCGTGGAAATGGCAGTTGGTCACAGTGAGACGCTCCCTGCCCGTTGACGGAGTTGTGTCCAGTCCGTACCAGATGCCCAATACGCCCATGCCTGCGACCTTGTGCGAGAGATTGGAAAACGTGCAATTCGTGACGGTGGTATTGGTCATCACCTGAGACGTCAACCACAAGCCTTGATTGCCGTCATCGAACACGCAGCCGTCCACAAGCAAATCAGCAAACCCACCCGTCGTCGTATCGAAGTACATGCCGTACTGCATGTCCTCGAACCGGCAGTCTTTCAGCGTAATCTTGTCGATAGTGGTCGCCAGGGTGGTGCAGGTGAAGAGCGTATCGAACGACTTGATCGTCACGCCCTGGACGTGTAGTTCGTCCCTAACCTCCAGGAAGTCCACATCACCACTGTCACCCGGCCCGACAATGACCGTCTGGGCCGCGCCGTCGCCAACGATTCGCAGGTTGCCGCCCGTGACCGTAAAGGCACTCCATGTCGCCAGAGAGTACGTGCCAGCCGGCAAATACAGTGTCGCGCCGCTGGATACCGCCGCTGCATGAGCGGCGTTGATTTCAGTCGTGCAGTCCGTTGCTCCAGTGTTGTCGGCGTTGTATGGGGCTTCGGTCACGTCGATCATGTGCTGCTTCTGGAGGTCGAGGAGGTCGCGCATCTCTGCCGCCGTGCGTTTGAGCACCAGGGACCGGCCCAGATTGCTGTGCGGGATCGCCACCGGACGCGCCGGCTGGGCATGGAGGGCCGGCGCCAGCAGGCAGGCGAATACTGCGACCGCCAGGATGCTCCGGGCAAGATCGCCCTGGCATGGCCGAGCCCTCTCTGCTATACTACACGTATGGTCTCCCGGAGGATTCGTCGCACCGTTCGTATCGCTCGCCTTGTGGCGGTCGAGTTGCACTATCTGCTGCTGTATATGGGCAGCTTCCCGATCCTGATACCCTACAACCTCTTCCGCGCATTCCTGGTTGACCCTGTCCTTGAGCGGTTGAGCCCACGCTTTCGCACGCGCGAAGAGGCCGAAGAACTGAAGCGTTTGATCGAATAGGTTCATCGCGACGCCCCCTGTGATTGTTGAATCAATGCTTTTACCCGCCGTCGCCGCTCCTGGCTGCGAGCGCGATTTGCCTGCCGCTCCAGAACGCTTAGACGGCTCCATTCGGTGAAATCGGCGGGCGTGAGGTCCTTCAGAGCCCGCTTGATCCGCTCGGCCTTCTCCTCCTTGCCCTCGTGCGCGACCCATTTGTCCGGCTCGCGCAGTGCGGTCTTGCGGGAGTCGGCATAGGTCACATCAGCCAGCGCCAGCAGCTTCTCCGGGTTGGTCATCATTCGATAGGGGTTCTCGTGCTCGCGCAGGGCCCTCTGGACCGGCCAGTACAGTTCCTGAGTCGGGCCCGGCAACGGGACTCCGGCCAGTTGGGCGACCACAATAGCCGCTTCCGCCGCCGCGTCCTCAGCGTGCCCGCGCCACTTGAGTTCGCCCTTTCGCGGCCCGCTCTGGAACCGCTCCTGACTGGCGATCTCCTGGGCGATCTGGGGGCCCTTGTCAAAGGCCAAACTGTAGGAGTCCGCGAACATCTGACCGATCGGATCGTCGTATGGCTCAGCCTTCCACACGTGCTCGCCGCGCGTGCGCTTGAGCGCCAACTTCAAACCGCTCTGGAGATGCTGGCCCCCCGGCATAAGACTCAGGAGATTCCCCGCCGTGTCCTCGGCCAGCTTGCCTGCCAGTCGCCGTCGCTCGCCTTTACTGGGTCCCTCCTTGTCGTCCGGGTCAATCACTCCCAGGGCTACCAGCGCGGCGACAGAGCCTGTATACAGCCCGTATCGCAGGCCCCACTTCCAGGCGGCGATCAGGGCGTTGGCGGCGATAACGCCTCCGACCTCCTGGGAATACTGCCAGCCCCCCTTACCGCCACCCTTGGCAAGGCTGTTGTTCGCCCGCAACAAAACGTTCCACTGCTTCTCTCGCGCTGACCGGAACATCAGGCCGAGCCGCAGCCACAGACTGGGCGACCCGGACAGTACGCTCCGGTTGAGCATATCCCACATCGGTTGGGTGCGGCGCGTGACGTACTCGGTGCGACGAATGACCGCCTCGTCGAAGGCCTCGCCCTTCAGTTCGGGATGCAGAGCACGGGTCTCCGCTTCAGCGGCCGCGTGGATATGGGCGATGGCGGCCTGGTCGCCCCAGACCAGGCCTTTCATCGGCTTCTCCAGGATCGGGCTCTTGTCCCAGACCAGCGTTTCCATGGTGTGCTGGGCCATGAGCGAGCCGACCTCAACGTTGATCTTCTTACCCGTCCACCGCTCCCAGAGAACAGGTGACAGTTCCTTCATCTTCTTGACGCGAGCGAGCACCTGCGCCTTGGTCAGGGCCTTGAGGAAGTAGCGCGGCTTGATCTCGCTCTGAGCGACCGGGGCGCTGAGGATCTGATTGCCGACCGTACTGATCCGCAGGCCCAACACGCTGCGCGCGAATTTGCTCAGCAGCTTCTGGCCGGCCATCTCGGCCACCGACTGATCGGTGCGGTAGCCCTGCACGCGACGCAGAATGGTGAGCGCTGCGCTGACCAGGTCCTGATGACCTGCCTTGCGCATGGCGTCCTGCCATTCGGAGGTGTTGACGATCGAGCGCAGGTTGCGCATCGGTACGGCCATGCCGTAGTAGGTCGCGGCCGTCTGGATGTTGTTGACTACTTCTTGAGTGAAAGGACGAATCTCGATGCGCTGGGTCCCACCTGTTCGTGGCTGGAACGGCCCGGAGTCCTCAATCGCCACATCACTGATCCGCCCGGACATCTTGCTCGGCAGCGCCCGGTGGATCCGCCAGTGGTTCGGGTTGGTCGCCAGTTCGTAGCCTTCCAGACGCAGAGCGACTTCATTGATGCCCGGGGCCAGGATCTCGTTGTTCAGATCGGTGTACAGGTCGCAGAACGCGCGCTGCTTGTCGCTCAGTTGGTCCACGGCCTGGTTGAGCTGCGCCAGGTCTTTGAAGGCGGGCAGCAACTCCCCTTTGAGCCGATGGCCGGTGGTCGTCATGAACCGTTCGACGTTGTCGGGGTTCTGCAGGTGCATGTACAGGTCCATGACGTACTCGACAGGCACCTTGCGTTTGACGGCGCCGCTCTCAATCTCGACGGTGTCCTTCTGGAGTGCCTTGAAGTCCTGATGAGTGAAGCCGATCTCGTCGACCCCTTCTTCGATCATTACAATCGCCCTGCGAATCAGATCGGCGCGCTTGCGCCACCCGTCATTGAGCGCATCACTGAACAACCTCCGCGTCTGGGTGTCGCCGGATCGGGTCATCAGTTCGGCCAGGGTATCCAGATGGGCCGAATCGGTTTTGAGGACGCGACGAGCGACCTTCCGGGCCGGCTTGCGAATCTCCTGGGGCAAGCCCTCTAGATCTCTCGCCGTCCGGCGGACCGCCTCTTTGGTCGGCACAACTTCGTCCAGCATGGCCTTGAGCACCGCGTCCCGCTCCCGGGCCTCGTTCTCTTCGAATATCTGCCGCGATGTCTCGTATTGGTGGACGATGTACTTGAGCGTGCTGGTAATGGCACGGATATCGTCGGCGGTCATGCTGCGAATCGACGTCTGGCCCAGTCGGGCCATCTCCTTGATCCGTGCCTCAGGAACGTCGAGCAGCATTGCGCCCGTCGCCGGGTCGATCTGCTGCATGGTGGTGCCCAGCTCGCGAGCGAGCTTGCTGATCCGCCGTCCGAGGGTCTCCAGTTGGACACGCTTGACCGCGGAGATATCCTTAAGCTGGATGCCGCCCATCAGCTTCTCGATTCGATCCCGCGCCGCTTTGTCAAGCTTACCCAGCTTCGCCTGACCGCGTCGATAGTCCTTCTGGATCTTCTTCCAAGTCGCCTTCAGTTCAGCGATCGCTGCTCGCTTGTCGTTGCCCCGCAAGACCTCTTCTGTCTTGGCGATGACCTTGCCCAGGTCCTTGAGATTGGTCTTGGTCCGGGCCTTAGGGTTGACCCTCTGCAGGATCGAAAGGAACCGATGCTGATCGGCCTTGGGGACGTTCTTTCTCACGTAGTCGAACAACTCGGCCCCGATAGCGATCAGGTCGGCGTTCTCGGCCTTGAGCCGGTTCTTGAACTGTTGGAGTTTCGACAGATGGCGTTGACTGACCTTCGGATGCTCGCCGTAATCAAACGCCTCCTCGATCGTCGGGCTGGCCTGCTTGACGTACCGGACCTGGTCCCGGATCGGCTGCGACATGTCCACGAGTGTGTAATGGCCCTTGGCCGGCGGTTTCGGACGGGTCTGGAACTTGCCCGTGGAGCCCTGGACCACGTACATCGGACGACCCAACTTGCCGGACGCCTTGATGGCCCGATCCACGGCGTTGCGCCGGCTCTTCCAGTTGATCGACGCGGCGCCGACGGAGACCTGGTAGCCCGGCCCCTCACTGCCGATCGAATGCGTCTGGCGCAGATAAGTGACGGTCTCGGAGTCGAGGCCGTAGTCCTCCTGCATGACCTGGAGTGCCTTGCTGATCGCCGCGTTGATATCACCCACATCCTCCCGGTCGGCCAGCATGTTGCGCTTCAGAAGAAGGAGTTCGAGTTCCGGATCGCCCCCCTGGGCGGCCTGTTCGGCCAGGGCCTGATCGAACTTGGTCTTTCCAGTCTTGCCCTGGGCCGCCACGGCCCCCTTGAGTCGCTCGAGGAAGCCGTTGATATCGCCCGGCCAGCCCATCTCCTGGGCCGCCTCGTCCCAATGCTGGCCCCGGTTCTTGTCGTGGGTGACGTACTGCCCGAGTTCGCTCTTGTAATCGCCCGCCGCGGTCCGCTTCTCGCCCGCGTAGGCCTCGACCTCACCTTTGTACCGTTCGGGGATATAGTAGCGCGTCAGGCCGACGCTCGTAAACGACTCTTCCGAAGCCTGCTCCTGGGCCAGTGTGTAGAGAGGATGATTCTTAATCGCCTTGGTGGTCTTGCCCATCGCAGCGCGGCGTTTGCTTTCGGTGAACGCGCTGCCCTGTGTCTCTGCGTCCCGCGGTTCTCCTGGTGCTTCTGAGCCGCTCCCTTCGCCAGGCGATGGCTGGTGAGCGGTGTGCGTTGCAGGTTTTTCAATCACCACCATACGAACACTGACGCCCGTCTGGCGGAAAGACTCCTTGCCGGTGAACGACTTGGCGGGCAGTCTCTCACTCGTACCGTCTACCTCTTCGAGCCACTCTCGGAACTGCGTAGCTTTCTTGTCTGACCGGGTGAACGAGCCCTCGCTCATCAATGCGACCACACGGCCGCCCGGTTCGAGCAGGTCGTACGCATGACGTACGTGCTCGATGTCCTGGCCCTTCTCGTAGGGAGGGTTCATCACGATTCGGTCGTACTTGCCCTCGAACTCCATGAAGTCTCGTGCAACGGGCTGGTATCCCTTCAACGCCAGAATGTCGCCCAACGACGAACTCGTTTCGACGGTATCGGGAGCGATCCCCGTCTCCTGCTTGATGACGTCGGCTAGATCGCCCTTACCGGCGGACGGCTCCAGGACCTTCATGCCCTCTTCGATCTCGGCGGACTCGACCATGCGCTTGCCTACGGTGGCCGGCGTCGGGAAGAAGCCGGGTATCTTGACCCCGATCAAAGCAGCCGTCTTCTCTCGGATCTTCTGGTCGGTCCTGGAGTCCTTAGGGGCGGGTTTCAATAGCGACCGGGCGTCATTGCGGGCTTTATCAAGATCAGCCTGACTGCGGATCCCCAACGCCCAGAATCGCTTGCCTTGGGCCAGGTCTTCTCGTCCGAGTCGGGCGCCGTGCTTCCTGGCCACGCGTGTGAGCTGCTCCATCGCCTTGAGTTGTTCGGCCGTCCTGGGCTCGTAGCCGTAGGCGCCGTGGCGGGGTACACCCTTCAGTGCGTCCCGGATTGCCGGTGCGCCCGGTTTGCCCTTGATGGCTTTCAGGGCGTCGTCCACAACGGATTTGTGCATCCAGGGCGGTGAGTAGGTCTGGGCCAGCACCGTCTCTGCGTCGGCCTTGGTCTTGACCTTGGCGAGGCTCTCGGGCAGGTCGCCCGCCTCGATTCGATCGGCAATAGCACGCAGAAGCTGCTGCACCTCCTGCATGCGCCGGCCCTGCTCCATCATGTTCCCAGCGATACTCGCCCGCCGCGCGGTGACGTTCTGCTGGCCGATCGCAGGGTTCAGCTTCGCCTCTATCTGGGAGTCCATCCGGTCCGCCAGGTCGCGCAACTTCCCGACCCGCTTCTCGTCAACGGCCTGCTTGAGGGTCTTCTTGACAGGCGGAGCGTCCGTTACACCGGCCGCCGCCTGGGCCTCGGCGACCTTCGCAACCATCTCATTCCGCACCGCCTCAAGCTGATCGCCCAGCCGATCGACCTCCGCCTTTGTGCCGGGTTCGTCCTTGTTCGGTCCGAGTTCCAGGTCAGCGATGTCGTTTTCGACGCGCTGAAATTCCGGGTCGCTGTCGGCCAGGTACTCAAGAACGGCGTCCTGTATGTTGTCCGGTTTGTCGCTGGCTTCTGCCCAGTAGGCGTTGAAGGCTTGGATGGTTCTGGGGTCATGCGCCGTTTCGCTAGGCTGGGACGTCGCGGCCCTTTTTACCTGCCCAGCCACTGGCTGGTGAGGGGCCTGCTTGGAGGGAGATTGTATGCCGGGCGCTTCCTGCCCGGCGGTGCGGTCAAAAGAGGCGAGGGCTTCATTGACCTCCTCTTCAAACCTCATCACGATATCGGCTATGTTGGTATCGGTGACTTCCAGATCAATGTCGGGCTCGCGAAAGGCGCTCGCAGACAACTGGCCGCTGATGTGGTCTGACAGCCGGATTTTCAACAGCTCCGTTCGGGTGTGATTGGGTTCAATCTGCTTTATGGTTATGTACTGCGAATTGCCTGCGGCCGAAGTGTACTCCGCTATCTCAAGGCCGTTTGCTTCTGCCCATCTATCGAGTTCGCCAAGGTAGGCGTTATTCAGATGGCCTTTCGCATCCAAATACGGATGGCTTCTTATGCGGTCGCGGTGCGCCTCCCTCTTCTGCTGCCGGCGTCTCTCTTGCTCGTATGGGGTGCCGTACAGTCTCTCATCAGCAGACGCTTTCAGTGCGCGTATTTCTTCGGTTAGCCTATCGTATTCGGTTCGCTCTTTCGGGGTGAGGAAATCGTCGGCGTCGTGGAGCGCCTTCCGTGTCAAGCGTTTCGCGTTGGGTTGCCCCCTGAACCGAGCCCTTATCGCCTGTTCGCCCTCCCGAATCGTTTGCGCGAACGGCTCGGCTTGCTCTCTTAATTCGCGGAGCTTCTTTTGGTCGTTTTCAATTTCTTGCTTCCGTCGCGCCGCCTGATCAGATAGAATTGGATCGGCTTCAGTTCTCTTGGATGCAGCTGCAATGACCTTGCGCCTGCCCTGTTCAGATTGCGATCTGATGTCAAGTTTGCTGAAGCCTTCTTCTTTTGTCCCTCCAGGCCGCTCGGGGTTCGGAGGCTGTTGCTCGCGGCCCACCCCTTTGTCTTCCGTCACGGGTTCTACTGTAGCAGATCCCTCCCCGGTATTCAAATTTTCGCCCGTTTTCTTTAATACGGGCTCGGCTGTTCTATTTTTCTTTAATGCCTGATCGGCCCACTCCGCGCCCTGGTACTCTTCTAGGACGTTGCGCGGGACAGGTTTTCCCTCCGATACGGCTTGCATGACGGCGTCGTAATGCGCCCTGCGTAGACTCGGAGCATCCTTGACCGAAACAAACGCCCCGGAATTATCGACAAAGCCAGAGACAAAGCCTTGCTGTTGGCCTACATCCTGAAGACCGCTTGGCACTTGATTCCAGTCATGGATTCTTCCGGTCGGTATAACCTCGTCACCGATTTTGAATGCCGCCTGAACATCCTGTTCAGCTCGATGAATTTGCTGATACTCTTCTCTCGTCATCTCCCAGGGCTGTGGGCTTTTTGTGGCTACATCCTTGGACACTTTTTGCTCCGCCTCGGTTGTAACCTCTGGCGGGGTCGCGACTTCGTCAGGCACTGTTTTGGGCGTAACCTCTGACATGTCGTGCGATGACAAGACGATGCGGGCCGCCCTGGCGATAGCTGCGACATCCGCCGGTGCAGTACGGACCTCTTTGGGGCCCCCTTGTACCTGTCCTTTCTCGGCAGCCTTGGCATACTTAGCGGCTATCTCAGACGCCAACGACGCGTCATCCAGAAGTCGCGTCGCGTCGCGTTGGATGCGGGGGGCCACAGAGTAATCAGAGAATTCATCAAGCGAGTTCTCAAGTGCAAGCAGGATGCGTCGGGCTGGTTCTGGCACATCACTGGTCTCCCCTGTTTTCGTGGATAGTTGCCGGGAAAGCACCGCCCGCGCCTCAGCGGGCGACATCTTCAACACCTCGGCCATGCCCTTGCCCGTCTTGTCCATGACGGACCGGACTTCGGTTTTGCTGAGGGGTTCTACTTGGCCTTCTGCGGCCTTTACTTGGACATCGGGGGCCTTTGGTTGGAGGTCTTCCTTTGGTTCCTGCGTCTCCTCCACCCCAGGGGCAGGAGCTTCAGGCTGCTCTGTGATAGATGCCTTGGGCGGCGCAGCCGGTGGTGTGGCCGCCGGTGCCTGGGGCAGTGCTTCAGTAGTTGCCGTCCAGCCGTTCGGCAGAGCCTGGAACGTCGTCCCTGATGGGTACACCGCCTTCTGTGCACCCTCTGCGCTACGGACCACCACCACCTGCTCTTTTCCATGCCAACCTCCAGGCAGGGGCTTCTTACTCGGACCCAGGACCTCGTTCAGTTCCGAGCGCGCCTCACGAACGCCCGATTGGATGCGCTGACGGAGAGTCTTGGCATCCGGCTGTTTCGGGGCCTTGATCTGCGACAGTTGTTTGTGCGTCTTACCCGGTTCTCCAAACCGATAACCACGGTCCATCAGCTTTTGTGCTGCTTGCTGAGCCGTCATGCCCTGTCGCTGGGGTGCAAATGCGTCGGCCGGCTGACGGTGGGCGTCGCGCTTGACGTGGTGCATGACGTCCTTGATCTTTCCCGCCTCCTGTCGGAGCAGGCGGGCGCTCATCTTGGCGGGCATCCCCTGTTTGACACGCACATGATGGCGATCGTAGGCCGCGCGGCGCATGGTGCTGTCCATGTCGCGCAGGTACTTCTGTTGCTGCTTGATGCTCCAGGCGTTGAAGGCGACCGGCAATAGTGCGGCAATGGCAATATCCTCACCACTTCCACCCTGCGCGGCGGTCTTGCCGGCGAACAGGGCGGACTCGGCGGCTGTCTTGCCGACCTTGCCTGCCAGGCTGGCCGTGGGGATCTGACCAATAGCACCCAAGGCCCCGCGTGTCGTCGCCCCTTCGCCAGGAAGTCCACCGTCCATCTGAGTGACGATCTCCCAGGCAACGGCGTCGGGCAGGACCGTACCGGACGGCAGCAGCTTCTTGGCGACCATGACGCGACTGATGAACGCACCGAGACCGGCTGTGATATCCACCGCCTTCTCGGCCTTTGTCTCGGCCGGCTCCACATCGAACGCCACTGAGCCCCGTTCTTTCTCCAGGGCCTGTTGGGTTTGGACGGCCTTGGCGCGATGTTCCGGCTTCAGGGCCGCCAGCCAGCCGGAGGCGACCAGTTTCGGAACAGCCTTGAGCCCTTCCCAGAACGTGACCTTCTCCCCTTCGGGAGATAGACCCAGTCGTTCCGCTTCCTCTTGCCAGGCCAGCATATTCGTGACAGCGTTAACCGCCCCGGACGAGGGGCGGGCCTTCTCGATATCCTCCAGAATGGCCTTGTTGCCGAACTGCTTGCCCGCGCGGCCGGCAAGACCTCCGACCTTCTGTTGGACGGCCCCAGCGATCGGAGACGGCTCGAAGTAGTCAGAGATACCCCGGATCGGCCGAGCCTCGTCCAGGGCCCTGTTGAACAGATCGACCGGAACGCGACCCTGGTCGCTGCGCATGTAGTCCTGTTGTTCCGCTTCGCCCAGGCTACCCGGCTCGGGCGTCAGGAAGTCGGCTACGACGTTGCGCATCGTCTGGGCCCTGTCCGGGCCAACGATCTTCTCCGTCGCCTCGTCCAGCGACCGACCGGCCCGGACGGCCCGCATCGTCTCGGCGCGCCGTGATGGCTGAGCCGGCGGCTGGGCGGCTGGTGTGCCCGTCATGGACCTTAGCTTCTCAAGCCTGGACATGTCAGCCCCTGATCAGTGCGATGATTTCCTTGGCGCTGAGCTTGCGCTTCTGGCCCGGGTTCTTCTCGTCCTTGACCCCGTTCTGGATCGCGGCGAGCAGCTCGCGGTAGAACTCGGGGTCCCGCCGGTAGTCGGCGCGCAGATCGAAGCCGGGTAGCGATTTGCCGAGTATGGCCTCCAGCTCCTGGAACTGCTGGGCCATCTGGCGGTTATCCACCCCGAGGTCGGTCAGAGTCGTCGGCTCACCGCCGGCGGCGACACCTTGTGGCTTCTGCGTACCCGCCAGACCGCCTCCGAACATGCCGCCTAGAGAGGCAAGGCCGCCCTTAGGAACCACCGCGCTGCGATCGGGGCCCGTGGCGCCGGGCGGGCCTTGAGTGGCCCAATCGAACGGCGAGGCCTGGACATCCTTACTAGGTGGGGTCTGCGTAGCCAGAGCGGGCGAATCGGGCGGTCCCTGAGCATTCCAGTCGAACGCCGAGGCCTGGACATCCTTCTCGTTGTTCTCCATTGCCGCTGCGGCGGGATCGAATTGCGGGCGCGTCGAGAAGTAATCGCGCACCCCAGCAGCTCGGCCCGCCGTCTGCCGGCCGGGATCGAAGTGGTCTTGAGGTTGGGACAACTTCTTGCGTCGCTCCTCAATGTCCGGCGCGATTACATCGCCGCCGCCGTACGAGGAAGCACCCCAGTTCTGTTTAGCGACGCTCGCCTCGCGACCAAGCTGAGTCAGCGCCGCGAGTTTCGGGTCGGCTGAGAGCTTCACGGTCGTATCGATCATGGCCTGAGGTACGCCCGCCTGTTGCGCTACGGATACGTAGGCCTGGCGCCACTGATCGGAGCCGGGATCGCCGTACTGGGCGGCCGTCTCCATCGCGGCCTTGTGACCCGTGAGGATCGCGGCCTGCTCGTCTCGCCGCATCCGCGCAGTATGGGCCTCTCGCTCTCGTCGTGCACCTCCTATGGGGGGCAGCACCGCTTCTGCTACATCGCCGAAAAACTGCGCAACGCTCATGTCCTATCTCTCCACTACTGTCCGAAGCCAACATTGAACGAACTGCCTGAGCCCTTGCTGTAGCTCATCGTCTGACCGATCAGGCTCAGCAGGATCGCCAGGTTGGTCGGGTCGGTGATCTGGTTCTCTTCGGCGTACTGGGTAATGGCCGCCTGAATCTCGGCCTGTTCCTGCGTCTGGCCCTGCTGGCCGATCCCGAACAGGTCGTTGAGTCCGCCGATCTGGGCGGCCGCGATGCTCAGGTTGTTCATCGTCTCCTGGGCCGGCTGCTGGCCGTACTGCATAGCCGAACCGAGGGTGTTGAGCGTGCGGTCCGCCTTGCTCTCGGCCAGGGCCTGGTTCGATTGCAGGACGTCCCAGTCCAGATCGCCCTTGGCTTCGCTGAGGTAGCGGGCGGTGTCCGATGCGGCCGATTCGCGGGCCTTGGCCCGGCCGGAGCCGAAGAAGTTGCCGCCGGCGAAACCCTCGTCGATGCTCGGCAGCACATCGTTCTTCAGGGCGTACATCGTCGGGTCGTAGAGACTCGTCTTGAAGTAATGTTCGGTCTGCTCCGGTGTGATCTGTTTGCCGCCGACATCACCGGCCAGCAAGTCCTTGACCGCAGTCCCCGTTTCCTGGGACAGGGGCGTTCCGGCCTTCTGAGGTGTGCCGAACATGTCCAGAAAGTTCGGCGCCGAGTCCAGAACCCCCTGCTGGACGCCCGTCAGGTCGGCGACGCGATCGCCTTGATAGACGTTCTGGTTCTGGCCCAGCGTGGGCAGATAAACGTCCAAGGCGTCCAGCAAGGCTTCCTTTTGTTGGGGCAGGTAGCTGGTGCTCTTCGATGACGATTTAGAGCTTCCGAATCCAAGCAGTGCCATGATGGGTCTCCTTTACGCGTCCGCCTTCTCGTCGTGCAGGCGCTCAATCTCGCGGTGGATGTCACGCAAGTGCTCTTGCAGATACAGCGCCATCTGCCGGGCATACTCGGCGGGGTCGCCGTTGAATTCCGGGCCGGGTCGCGGTTCCGGTATCTCCTTCGTGCTCATAATGGCGCCCCCACAGGTGGGTTGATGACCATCTTCTTGACGACCAGACTGCTGCCGGCGTAGTTGGCGATCCGGAACTGGATCTGATCGCTGGTGACGTTCAACTCGAACCCGTAGCTCTGGTAGGCATCCGTCAGGGTTGTGGGCGAGAACGCCACCCACCCTTCATCGTTGGTCTCGAACGAATCGATTCGATAGCTGACCCGCATGGCCGAACCTTTGGCCACGAGGTAGAGCATCGACCACCACTTCTCGACTCCGGGCGCACCGAAATCGAAGACCTTGCTGTTCGAGACGGCGACGATATTGGTCCCGTCATCGGCGGTCAGCGTCTCGTCCACCTGGTAGACGTAGCCGCTGTCGTCCGCGACCATCAACCCGTCGTCGGTCAGGACGGTGTCAATCAACTGATCCCACGTGGTGCCGGCGGCGATCGCCTGGGTGTACGTCTTGGCCTCATTGATATCCTGCTGCCAGGTTTTGCCGGTGACATAACTCTGTCCGCCCATCAGTGCGGCGGCCACGATGCCGTGCGATGCGTCGTACAGATGCTCGAAATCGCGAATCGTCCAGGAACCGTCGATGGCGTCAACCCCGTACGCCCGCGTCGGATACGCATAGCCAGGCCGCACGACAAAAATCCAGATCATGCGACCGTTGGCGTCCACGCTCATACGGCAGCGGTTCAGCTTGGCTGGGTCGATGTCCTCCTGGAGCGACTCGAAGACCTGCTTGCCGATCGGGTCCATCGTCGTGCCCCCGGTATACCGGTACAGCTGATAGTCGCTGCCGACCAGATAGTGTGCGTTCTTCCAGGGGACGATCAACGGGGCGGCCAACAGACCCAAATTCGGGATCTGCAGTCTTGCCATGAGCGCCGGATCGGAGTTGACGTGGTAGAGGTACCAGATTGAATTGTCCTGATAGACGATCAGTTGCGAGGCCCCCAGCGCAGCGCACCAGAGGTTTTGGCCGCCGGTGTCCATCAGTGCGACGTATCCCGCCCCGGTATCGGTGATCGTAAAGGCCGTACCGCTGGCGGCCGTCTCCACCTTCCCCGGCTTGCCCCACAGAACGGTCTGAGGGTTTTGAATGAACTCGTCGCTCGCCGCGTTCCAGGTCTTCGGGTTCAGGAGGATAACATGATTGAAGAACGTGTTGACCTGGGCGGCGTAATGGGCGGTCGGGGTCGCGGGGTCGGCATCCGTCTCATGGTAGCCGTCCGCGCCCGCCAGTTCGTGGAAGGTGTCCTCGAACTTGCCCGCCCATCGGTAGATCGGACTCTCCCCGCCGTCGCAGGCCAGCAGATGGTAATAGCACGCCGTCCCGTCCTCGGTGATCGCGTCGGTGTGGGGAATGCCCACGAACGAGGGGATGCTGTCGGGCCCGGCGTTCAGCCCAGACGAAGGGCTGATATCGGCCCAATCGTCGGCTAGAGAGTCCCACCGCCACAACTTGCGGCGCGTCATGGCGACGACGTGGTCTGTCGGATTGCGCGACTGCTCCTGGTAATGGCACAGGCCGAGCAAGGCGGTATCCAGAGGCAGGCCGGAGGCGGCGAATTTGGCGAAGCCGGGGGCCGTCTTCATGGCGCCCCGCGTGAACAGCATGTTCCGCGCGAACGCCATCTGCCCATCGGCGATCTCGCTGGCCGGGTCGTAGGTGTTGAGGCCTCGACCTAAATTGTTGATCGTCAGCCCACTCATGCTATTTCAGGAACCCAACGAGTTTGAGAGTAATCGTAGCGTTGTTGTTGGCCCCGATCCGGATGATACCGCTGGAGTCGGTCATACACACCACGTAGCCGACCTTGGCGGAGGTGCCGAGATACGCGAACGAGGCACCTAGCGAGCTTCCGCCGTAGTGGTTGTCGAACGTGCCGCTGCCGTACCCCTTCGGTTTAGCTGCAAAGTACACGCCTTTCGATGCCTGGACCTCCAAATAGACCAGTGCCACGGCACTGCCGATTTGGCCCGAGAGGTCCAGATCGGTCCATGTATCAGGCGTCAGCGCCGCATTGTGGACCACCGTGCCGTTCGCCTGGCACCGCGCCGCATCACCGGCGTCGACGTAGGCTTTGACTGACTGCTGAGTCGGAACGTGGTCGGCGCTGTCCGACGCCATATCGTCTTCGTCGACAATGACTGCGGCGACGGCGGCGTCGGCGTAGGTGTTCGCGTCAGTCACGGCGGCGTCGACGTAGGCCTTGACAGACTGCTGGCTGGGTACCTGCGTGTCGGAATCGGACGTCATATCGTCCTCGTCGAGCATTCCGGCCATCGGCTTTTCCGTCCCGTCGGCGCCCTTGAAGTACAGTTCGTTGCCCTTCATGTAGAGCCCGCGATCGGGCTCGTTGCCGGCCGTGTAGAGGGCCAGGGCCAGTTCGCCGGCGGGCGTCCACGTATTGGGACTGCCAATGGCTGTCAGGCTCTTGATGACATTGTTTGTGGTATCGATCCAGATGCGCCCGAGGTCGGCGGACGTCAGCGCCGTCGAGCCGTCCGGGCGAGTTGTTGGCGCCGTGTCTTGGATCCAGGCTACTGCCGAGCCCTGCTTGTGCTCACCGCCAGCGGTCGAACCGGCGGGCGTGGTGTGCTCCTTCTGCAGGCGCAGCCGCAGGCCCATCCGCAGGTCGCGGATCTCCAAGGCGCCGTTGCCGTGTGCGTCACTCAGCGCCGGAGCGTCTTCGTCCCAGGCGGTTCCGGTCGGTGGTGGTCCGATGTCGTTGGCCATGTCTCACTCCTATTCCACGTCCTCGTAGAGGATGTAACTGGACCGGTCCTCGGCGTTCTGTTCGGTCTCCAGGTCGCAGTGGGACTCATACTCGACGAGCCAGCCGTCCCATTCGCTCTCTTTGGCCTCCGCAGCGACCAGGAGGGTCTGTTGGCCTTTGGCGATCGCCCGCAACGCCTTGGCCTGGGCCCAGAGGATCAGGCCGTCGTCGGCGTCATCGAGGTCACAGGTCTGCGTACTGGACGTCGAGGTGAACCGCGCCGGCTTCTTGGTGTAATCGAAACGGATATCGAGCCCGTTGTAGTTCGAGGAGAACGGGCAGGAGAACCGGATCGTGCCCCCGTCGCGCGTCCAGTAGGTCGGCAGTCCCTCCGAGACCGATTCCGGGGCCGGGTACCGGTCGTTGAACCATGGTTTCGGCCGGAACGTGATCTGGTGCGTTTCGGTCCCATTGAGCACCCAGATCGCGTGCGAATGCCAGAGATTGCTAATGCTCGTCAGGTCCAGTTCGTAGTCGCCGGTCGCCACATCGTAGGTCGTCGTGTCCCGGACCTGAAGCTCCAGGGCCTGGGGCACGCGCTCGGCGATCTTTCGCATGGCCTCGTTCAGGGCGTCCAGAATGATCTCCGAGATCGGCATGGTGCTGGAGGTGTCGTGTCGACCGACCAGATGGAGGATCCGGGTGATCAACTCGGCGCACGTCTTCTTCTCGCCACTCGAGGTGGGGGTCAGCGCCGTAGCGATATCCAGCGTGAACGCGACCGTACCCGATACCGGCTGGATCGTTGCGTCGGCGAAGCTGTAGTTGTTGTGCCCACAGAAGACGTAGTAGGTCTCGTCCAGAGACAGATAGAATTCGACCTGGCCGCTGGCGTCGGTCGTGCGCGGATAGCCGAGCTGGGTCGTCGAATCGTTCTGGTCGCTCACCCAGACCGAGATACCAGGGGCCGGTGTGCCCCCGGTAGTCCGGACCGTCACAGACACGAGGGTCTGGCCCGGACCCTGCATCAGATCGAAGGTGCTCAGCCACTGGGTGCCCGTCCATCGGCCATGCACTTCGGAGATAGGCGCATCGTCGTCCGAGGGCGAGGCCCCCGACTGGATGTAGAAGATGATCGTATAATCGCCAACCGGAACCCCGGTCGGCATATCGGCGGTCCACAGGGAGCCGCCCTGCGACGTTACCGCGAAGTCGTAATCGTCGGCATCCCGACCCAACGTCCCCCAGGTCTCGAAGGTTGGTGTGACGGCGTCGATGTACCAGACCTTGCCCGTCGACGGCTGGCGCAGGGCCGCCCAGAGCGTCGGGGAATCGTAGTTCGAGTAGGTCAGATGGATTTCACGACTCATGAGCTACGGCTAGGCCACCGCCGCCTCCTGTGCGATGATCTTGCGGACCGTCAGGGCGCAGAACGGACAGACGCCCCACTGGGATTCATGGTGCAGGCCGAACATGTTCTTGCACGACGGACAGATCATCCGCACGTGGTCGGGGCCGGGCTCGGCGGTCGTGTCCTGACGCTGGTAACGCGGCTCGCGCGGCCATTGGTCGGGTATCTGGGGCTTCTTGCGACCCTTGCGCAGGACCCGAGAGATCGCCTCAGCCGCTCGGTGGCACGCGCTGCCGTCCAGGGGTCCGTAAAGATGGTCTTCCAGCCAAGTGAGTTTGTCGGTGTCGATATTGCTGCGGCCCCAAACCAGTCGGCCGAGCGCCTCAGACAGCTCACCGTAGTCGTTGACCTGGGGACACGCATTGGCGAGGATGGGATCGGGATTGCAGTTCGCGAAGTTCAGGGACGGCACGCCCAGCAAATGGGCCTCGATCGCCATGGTCGAGCCGGCATGGACCACGACATCGCTCGCGGCAATGGCCTGGCCGCTGGGATAGTCGTACGGCAGGATCTGGACGGTCTTGCCGAACGCCTCCTGGTACGCCCGGGTCGACTCGCCGGGCCGGACCTTCAGGGCGAAGTCGTACTTGTGGCTCTTGGTGGCGACGAGGTTCTTGATCGTCGCGATCCAGAGCGCCCTCAGTTCCGCATGCCGCGCGTACAACCGGCGCTGCAGTGGATTGCCTTCGGGCAGTCCGCATTCAGTGTAGTCCGGATGATCGTCGGCGGCACTGAAGGCGGTAGCGAACAGAACGCGCCGTTTGCCCGGCCGGGCCTGTCGCTCGTACTGCGTGCAGACGTCGAGGGTGAACGGGCCACAGGCAACCAGTTTCCTGGCCTCCATGCGCCCGCGTTCGGCCAGGATGTCGGCAAACTCCTGGCCCCAGACCAACTCCAGATCGATATGCTCGGCGTAGTCGTAATCACCTACGACGACACGCTGACGGTCCTCGTCCATCTGTTCGAGCGCCACCCGGCCGGCGCCCGCTTCCCCACGGCGAACGATCGTCACCACGCCCCACTCCTTGATCTGGCGTGCGAAGTTCAGTTTGTGATCGGACCCGATCATCGGCAGGACCACCGCGTCGGGCTTCTCGACCGTCACCGCATCGGACCCGGCCAAGACGAAGTTGCGGACCATGACCTCATGGCCCATATCGCGCAGACATTGGGCCAGTCGCTCGTCGACAGGCTTGTCCCGCTGCTCGGTCAGTGTCAGGATCAGGATCTTACTCATTGGGGGTGTTCCCTAAAAAGAGGTAGACGGGAGAAGGACGGTCTTCGTAGCGTTCGAAGACCTCGCACAGCCAACTGCGGCCGGGCATGTGGTTCAGTAGCTTGTTGAGCCACCAGCCGGGACTCTTGACCGTTGGATGGATGGGCGGATTGCCGTAGCCGGCAATGCTCAAGACGAACGCCTGGGCGGACTGCCCGATGTTCGCCAGGGCGCTATCGACCTTGTCCTCGGGGATATGTTCGAGTACGTCGAAACACAGCGTCACGTCGAAACCATCGGGGAGAGGCTGTTCGGTGATCTGGCAGGCCTGGAAGGTGTACCCGGCTCGGTCGTAGGGCCCTGGCACCAGGTCAACCCCGACAACCGATTTGCCCAGCCGGGCGAGATTCCCACACAGCAGCCCGTTCCCGCACCCGACCTCCAGGACCGTATGACACTCTGCGATCATGCCAATCCACCTGTCGGAACAGGCGAGCCCCTGATTGTGGGTCTGGTAGCCCATATCCGCATTGTGGAGTGTGCGGTACATCGACACGTCCGGCGGATCAGGGAGAACGGGAGCGCCCGGTGCAGGCGCTCCCGTGATTCGAGTCTGAGCGGACATAATGTCCTTTCGGGTTTTACGTCCCCCACAGGACGTAGGTCACTGTGGGAGTCGTATCGTTGATGGTCCCCTTGGTCGTGAACGTGACCTGCCCGCCGCTGCAGACCCCAAGGGTCGGTACGGCTAGCAGGCCGTCGCTGCGGACGGCGAAGCCGCCCTTGATGCGGTGCAGCTTGCTGGCGATCGTAAAGGTCGCGCCGTCCACGTCGGCCGAAGCCAGCGTCACAACGCCCTCTTCCTTGATCGTCCCGGCCGTCCCGGGCGTGGGACCGAACTGGGTTTCGCAATTGAAACGCGCCACGGGTCACCTCCTTCTTTAGCTGGTGGTGTCCACGGCGAAGGCGGTTCCGCAGGGCAGGATCATCGCCCCCGCATCGTTCTGAGCGACCACCCCAAACTTGCAGACGCTGGCGCTGTCGACCATCGTCAGCACCGCGCCGGCGGTGACACTGCCGTCGCTCGGGTGAATGCCGTCCAGTCCCGCGATCGTATCGACCGGGCAGACGCCGCCGCACCAGAACCAGGCGTAGAGGCCGTCCGTCAGGGTCGCCACGGCCACCGCGGCCAGGCCGCCGCCCTTGAGCGCCTCCCCGCCGTCGTTGGTCACTACGTAATGCTTGCCGGCGGCCGCCGCCTCGGTGGTGTCCGGGGCGCACAGGCTCTTGATCGCAGCGGCAGCAGCGGTGCCCTTCTCGTACTTGAGCAGGATGAACGTGGCGTACCCGCCGTTGGTCTCCTGGTAGAGGCGCACCTTGGTCCCGACCGGGCACGGCGCGTCCGTAGTCGCCCCCGCCCCGTGCGCCGTCGCGTACGTCTCGGTCAGGTCCACGGGCGGCGAGATCATGGGGTGCGCGTCAGGCCAACGGTCCCAAAGAATGAATTTTCCGTCGTCCATTCCGACAGTCATTGCACTATCTCCTTACATACGGTTGTTGTTGGTTCACACACTGCCCACTTAGGCCACAACGTTGGGCAGGTAGATGCTCCGGTTCGGGTGCTTGCAGATCAGGTTGCCGCTGAACTTGATGCGGGCCAGTTTGAAGTCCGCACCGTTGGCGATCTGCGACTGATCGAAGAAGGGGAGCATCTTGAAGTTGGCCTTCGGGTGGACCAGGAAGTGCCAGTCGGGGATGTTGAGCCCGTAGAGCCGGCGCTCCATCGCTCCGGCCGTCCCGGCCGTCTGGCCCATGACGGTGTTGTACTTGCTCTTGAGGAACGGCTCCTTCACGATGCGGCAGCCGTCGACCTCGATCTCCTCGATGCCCCACTTCATCAGGCCGCGCGGATCCACCTTCTTCGGCAGCGACCGCGCCTCGGCCTCAGCCAGGATCGCCAGCCAGAGCGTGCCGCCCATGACCCAGACGAACTCCTTGTCCGTCTCCAGGTCGGTCAGCGGCTCCTGCCACTGGCGCAGGCGCGTCAGGCTGATCGCGTACTCCTGGGCGTAGCTGGAGGGAGTGAACTGGTTGTCCGCCGGCTGCCACCAGTCACGGACGTTCGAGGCATTGGTCCGGGCCAGCGTGCCGTAGGTGCTGTCGGGGACCAGGGCGGAGTTGAGGCCCTGGACCTGCTTGGCCGTATCGGTGGCCGCACCGAAGATGAGCTTGCGCAGGTGCAGCCGCGTGCCCTCCTGGGCCTTCTTGACCTTGAACTTCGCCAGGTTGTGCAACTGGGTGCGGTCCTCGGTCTCGTAGGCGTTCTCCAGGTCCTCCTCGAAGTCGAGGGTGATCGGCAGTTGGAAATGCTTGCGCCGGAAGTAGGCCGTGTCGGTCACTTCCTTGGTGCCGTGCGTCAGTTGCTCGTTGACCCCGTAGTCCTGAGCGAGATCCTCGACCGTGTCGGTGTCCATCTCGAAGAAGTAGCGCTTGCCGCCTTTGAACTTGCGGTTCTGACGCTCGAGAATCAAATCGAGTACCGGGGTCTTCCGCATGATTTCGACTTCCATCGACGCGTCGTGCATGTCGCGCGTCAGGTTGTCGAGGTCCTGATGGAATCCCATGATGTGTCTCCTTTGTCACTTGACGCCGGCACCCTTCGCAGGGCTACGGCGCCGTCGCTGTCTCGAACTGAGCAGCGACATCGTCCAACGATCCTGGTTTGATCTGGACGTCTCCGTAGGACGGGCGAACGCCGCCGCCTCCGGTGTCGGTGGTGACCTTCTTGGTGGACTCAGCGTCCTTCTTCTTCGCCTTGGCGGCTTCCTCCTTGGCCTCGGCGAAACACTCGTCGAGCCGCAGGGTCGCGTCGGCGGGATCAGAGGGCGGGCCTTCGAGTTTCACCTTCTCCTGGAACAGCTCGGTGGCCCGATTGCGCAGGCCGTCGCCGTACTTCTTCTCCAGGCGGGTGCAGACGCGGTTGTAGGTCTTCGCCTTCGCGTCCTCGGCTTGGCGCTGCTGGCGTTCGGACTCCGTTTCCTCGGCCGTCTGTTCCGCGCGGGAACGGACGGACGCCAGTTCGCTTTTGAGGTCGCGGACCATGCCGCCAATCTGCTTGAGCGCGGTTCCATAGTCTTCCAGGCTCGCGTTCTCAGGGTCGAAGTCGCCCAACAAAGATTCGACCTCATCAGAGGCCCCTTTGGCCGCCTTGAGTTCGTCGATCTGTTTGGCGAGCTGCTCGGCGCTGGCCTTCTGTTCGGCCAACTTCTGTTGGAGCTGCTCTTGCTCGACCTTGGTCTTGCGCAGATTCGCCTCCGCCTGGTCGGCGCGCTGACGTTCCTTATCGAAGTCCTGTTCGGCCTTCTTGGCATCGTTCAGGGCGTCGTCGACGTTGGCCTCGTCGGTCTGCTGTTCGGTGATCTCGTTCAGGTCATCCATCTTGTCCATCGTCCAAATCCTTTCCGTTTTGAGCGCGTGTCTCGGTCCGGTGCTGCTTATTCCGAAGCTGGCCCTTTAGCGCATGTCTGTTTGGCTGCTCCGGGATCAAACGGCCCACGGTGGGCCGGGATATGTCACGGGATCGGAAAGGGATTCAGGCGGGGGTACTCTGGAGTGAGCGCAAAGAAAAAGCCCGGCCCCTTCCGATCGTGCGTCGGAAAAGTACCGGGCTGTCTTTCAAGTGTTCCGGTGGGTCTATTGCATTGTCAATACTGCTCAGTCGGTATTCTTGCTGAACTTCAGGCTCTTGTCAAGTCGATCAATGCCAGTCGGCTTGCCTTTATTGACGTGTACCTCAAACGAGCCTTGGCGGATACTCAGTTTCCGCGCCAACTGCCCGGCCAGATCGTTAACTTCCTGTTTTCGTTCGGGGCTCAGAATCATTACCGTTGGTCTTTCTTCCACCGTTTCCATGCCGCCTTCAGGTCGTCGTAGCAATCGGCCAGGAAGGCCCCGGCCCTGGCGCATATCTCCGAGTGCTGGGCGTGCGTCTGCACGATCAGTCGGGCCGTCATGTCCTGCGAGTAGTCCACGAACGGCGAGTACTGACAGCCCAGACGGACCCCGACAAACTCAGTAGCCTCATGCAAGGCTACTTCGAAGATATCCGACCAGTCGTCATGGTCGGCGCCGATTTCCATGCGGGTCATCTTCTTCTCGTGCCCGCGCCCCCGACACGAACCGCCCGTCCCAGGCCGAAGCCACAGCTTGACCGGTTCGCCGCCCAGATCGTATGTACCCACGATGACGGGTTTCATTCGTTCTCACCCTTGACAGTCGCCACCGCCTTCGAAGCGGCCTCCTTCTTCTTCTCCAGCACCTTGGTCGCCGCCTTCAATCGCGTCTTGTCCTTCTTAATCTCCATCGCGCGGATCAGAGTCTCAGCGTCGGATTCGGCCTGCCACTCCTTCTCTTGGGCAGTTATGCCTTTGGCCATATCAGGTCCTTTCGTCTTCTACGAAGCAATTTCTATGTCCATACCAGCGTAGTCGCGTTCGGCAGATATTTCTCCTATTCGGTGGGCGGCCACCAGCTCTGGGCTATTTCGTCGCCGTTACAGGCCCTGCGATACGAGGTCCTGTCCTTCGCCGGCGGGTCGGGAATACCAGAAGTGTCAGTAAGGGGGCCACGCCAAGACAGTGTCTCCAGGTGCTTACGCAGTTCACGATGGCTGGCGGCGACAAGGTCCTCTACGGCCGCGAACAGGTCTAGGTCTATGTTCTGCATTTGGGTAGAGGTGCCAGTAACAGGTGCTGGCGTCTCGGTCACAGCAGGCAGAGTCCCCACACCCACGCAGGCCGCTACGCCGCCAATGCAGCCTCGCAAGAATGTTCGTCTGGTAATGCTCATCTATCTGCCTCCCGGTCCGCAGCCTCATTGCCCCACGCGAGGCCGCCATCTGTATCGACCTGAAGATAAACCTCTGCGTCGTCCCCATCATGGAGCATCAGCAACTCATATGCTTCGTCATCGGATGCGTACTGGACTTCCGACCAGCGAGACATGCAACGCGTCTCTTTACGGCCACAGAGCGAGCAGCGGCGTGTCTCCTGTTGGCTGAGGTTCTCCATGGCATAGAGCCAGGGAACCGTCTCCCAGTGGTGTCCGACCACCGCGCAGACAGAGCCTTCGTTGATCAGGGCACGTATGGCGTTCGGGTCGGCTCGCACGATATCCATTGCAGCCTGGACAGTAAGACAAGGCTCGGACGCCAAGGCCTCTACCTCGCACCTGCTCCAGGTGATCTGGGCAGCCGCACCGGAGAACATATCGCTCCGGTTGTAGATCAACTCGCCCCGAGCCGCCAGAGATGCCATACCGGCGACGAGCAACGCGGTCACCACAACGATCCACTCACACGTGTGTCTCATTCGTTCTCTCCTTTCATGCGGCCCCCTTCTGTAGTCCGTGCCAAAGGAGGTTCATCCATGCCCTCCGTTGCTTGAGAATGTGAGTTGCCATGCGGGCGAATCTGGTCGTGGTCATCCGTGCCAACGCACTGCCTCTACACACGTGGAGAATCTGGATTGACCTGCAATGGTCGCACTTGAGTCCTATGTAGGGCGGGAGAAACAGTCCCCCGTCAGAGAAGGTCACCCTTCGGGATGCGTGTCTGCACTTGTGGCTATTACAGTTCATGCGGCCCCCTGTCTACCCATCTGCCCCACCTGGGCCAGGAGCGCCAGTGCCTCTTGTGATATCTGCTGTTGGGCCTGCGCCGTTGCCGCCGCGATGGCTTCTGCGTTCGGGGGCTGGCCTTCGGCTCCGTGGCCTGCCTGCTGGATCTGCGCCGCCAGTTGTTGGGCCTTCTGGGCCAGGGCCATGAACTGCTTGAACAGCTTCAACTGCTCGTGCCGCGCGAGAATCCGGTCGCGGTTGGCGATGTTCAGCTTGCGCAACACCTCTTCGAGCATCGGGTTCAGGTTGGGATCCGCGCAGAGCTTGTAGGCGGCCAGGTAGTCGTTCTTGACCCGTTCCTCATCGAACGGAAGCGTCGTACCCGACTCGATCTCCAGGTCAACCTCGACCCGCTTCATCTCCTGGGTCATCTTCCCGGGCTCGGTATCCCCGTTCCAGCCGATGATACGGATGCGCCGGTCCTCGTCGTAGTGTTCCTGGGCGATCTCCAGTTGGCTGCGGGCCGTGCCTTCGACCCATCGCTCGTAGAAGACGCTGCGCAGATAGACGAGGTCGTTGGCGTTGGTGTCGAGGCGGGCGGCCTCGGTGGCGCTCATGCCGCTGCTGGACGCCTTGCCCTGGGCCACCGCGTGCATGAACTGCTGGGTCTCGACGTCCCGGGTCAGGAACTGGACGAGCGACCAGACGTTCGGGTCCAGTTGGTCGCCGGCCAGGTTCTTGATCTTGTCGAGCTTGCCCTTGTTGACCACGATCATCTCGCCGGCCTTGTCGTGCAGGATTCGGGCCCGACCGCACTTGTCCTTGGCAATAGTGCCCAGTTCGATGACCTTTTGGGGGTTCGAAGTCATCTTGACGTGCTGGAGGATGTAGGCCATGGTCACGTTGAGCATGTCCTGGCTCGACCGGCTCATCTCCACCGCGTTGGTCCCCTGCCACATGTGGGGCAGGATGTGGTAAGGGAGCACATTGAAGGGCCAGCGGCTGCGCGTGTAGACCTGCTCTTCGATCTCCGGATTGACGACCACACCGCCGACCCGGATGACCATGCGGCCGCGTGGGAAGTGAGGTTTGTCGTACTCTGACTTGAGCACCTGCGGCCATTCGTCTTTGCCGACCGGCTCCTTCGTCTCCATCCAGCGATAGAGAGCGTCCGGGTCTTGCGGGTCGATGTAGACGACACCCTCGTCAACCAAGCGTTTAGCCGGCGCCGCGTCCTGGAGCTGGATGTGCTCGACGGACGGGTCGCGGAAGTACGTCTCCCGGACCCATACCGTACGCTGCCTGACCGCCGCCTCGTCGCCGGCGGCGCTGACCGTGTTGCCCTCATTGGCCGCATGCTGACCGAGGATCAACGACACGAACCGATTGAGGAACCCGCGTCGGCGCCTGGCGGCCCGCTGGTTCTTGTAGACCGGCCCACTGGGGCCCGGGCGCGCATCGCTGTACTCATACTCGGCCAGGTCGTCTGGCTCGGCCGCCTTCTCCTCGATCTGCTTGGCATACTTCGGCCATTGGGCCTGGGCCCACTCTAAGGACACCTTGCGCACCGTCCCCATGCACTCGGCGTCCCTGATCCGATCGGCCCTGGGATCGGCCCAGAAGCCACAGGGATGGATCAGCCGGTGTCCGACCTCGCCCTGCCAACCCTGGGCCTGATCGCTCCATTCGAACTTCGGAATCCAATAGCTCTTGCCCACCCCGTAGCCGTAGATGGCGCTATCGAGCTGGGCCATAATGCCATCGGTCCGCATGTCCAGGACCTTCTGCCAGATGTACTGCGCCAGACCCTGCCACTGGTCGGCCCATTCGGCTTCCGATTGGTCCCACGCCCGACAGATGATCTTGGGATGGTTCTTGGCCTGTTTGGCGATGCTCTGCATGATCAGCGGATAGATCATGTTGACAACGATGTAGTCCCAATCGGGATTGCGTCGCACGCCCTTGAGCTGCTCGCCCCAAACGTAAGCGGTCGCATCGCGCCAGAGGTCGGCCCACTGCTTGGTGACCGCCATCCCGGCGCCCTCGATCTCGTCGAGGTACTCAATCAGTCCGTCGCCTTCGAGCATCTTCGCCATGTTCGATACCTTACGCCGCACCCATACCGTCAAGTCCCATCACGCCGCTGACGATCGCCGAGAGCTTGGTCATCTGTGTTCCGGCCCCACCGTCCAGGTCGATCTCGCAGTACAAATCCAGGATCCCCTCGCGCGGGACACGCAACAGGGCAATCCGGTTGTTTGCACTGTCCAGGATCGTCGGACTGAAGGCGGCCGCCAGTCCTCCGGTTACGGTGATCGTATCGACCCACAGGCCTGAGTCCGCTTCCTTGGTGATCGGATGCTTGGTGACCGCCTGCGTTCCGAGCGTCAGCGCACCAGCCGCCAGCAGCAGGATCGGCCCGTTCATCTTCCGCCGTATGAACAGCTTATAGGCCGCTGTGAAATCGGCGGTGTTCTCGCCGAAGAACGCGACCAGCAGTCGCCCGGCGTCGCCCAGCCTTTCCTGGCCGCCATCGGGGCCCAGACTGATCGGCCCAGCAGCCGGCCAGGAATCGTAGTCGAAGGTCGTCAACGCGGTGTCGTCGCTGCTCACGGCGCTGCGCAGGTTGTACCAGGGCATCTCGAATTGCTTCATGTCAATCGCTCCAAATCCGGATCGTCGTCCTCTTCGTCGTCTTCCTGGGCAACCGCCTGCCTGTCCCGGCGGTCCAGCATCTCGAACTCGCCCGGCGCCTGATCGACCCTGTTGGGCAATGGCTCCTGCCGACCAATACGGTAGCCCAGTCGCACGCCCAACAGGGTCGCGACCGTCCCGCCGATCAGGCTGGCGACAGCGACAATAGCCCAGATCGCATCGCTCATAACGCCACCTCGTCAGGCTGCGGTTCAGGGTTCACCGCCGCCACCGACGCCTTGAACGGCGCCATCGCCCACAGGCACTCATTCGTGACGCAACGCACGATGTTCGCCGGGTGTCCAGGGACAGGCCGCATGCTCATCGTGCAGATGGGGCAGGCCGGGCCGCATTCATTCTCGGCCAGGACCGTCTCCATCGGCTCCCCGCCCGTCAGCTTCACCGCCGCCCTGCTCGCCGGTCTTAGGATTATCAGTCTGCTGTGTCCCATTCTTGGCCTTCTTTCGGGTCTTCTTGGCCTTCTTCGCGGGTTGTGTCGCTTGCCCTTCAGGCGGGCTTTGATCTTCGCCCGTCGCTTGCTCAGGCGCAGTGTTCTCGGTCGCCTCTGTCTTGGGCACCCAAGCCCCCGCCTCCTCGTCCCACACCAGACCGCTCTGTGCCTTCCGGTCGATCACCTTCTGTCTCGGCGTCATTGCCCTGCCTTTCTGGATTCTCTATGACCGCAAGCGTTACCGCTGGCGGCCGATATCGCACCTGTCGACCCGGACAGGCGTCGTTGAAGCACTGCAAATACACGCCGTCGTCCTTGCATGCCTGCATCTCCAGCATAAACAGGCAGTGCGGACACTTGACCTGGCCGATCAGTGTGGTTTTGATGGTCTTGGCGTCACTCACAGTCCAAAATCCTCAATCGCCTCGTCATAATCGTCGTCCTCGATATCACGATCGTAGCCTCCGGCCACTTGGGCGGTGTGGAGGTCGTCGTCCGGTCGGTCGGTGGTATCGGTCTGGTCGATATCGCCACTCATCGGACCGCTGGTGATATGCACCTGCAGCAACCCGGCCAGCATCATCACACCGTCATCGTGGCAGCCGGCCTGGGCCTGCCACTTGCCGTTGTGGTTGATGAACGTCCTCAGCTCGTTGATCAGGCCCACATCCCGAATCACGGGCACGTTCTCGCCCAGACACTTGCGCAGGAATACGAGTGAGGGCTTGCGGTTCAGACTGGTCATCCGGAAGCCCAGCCGGCTCGTGTCCCGTTCGGCGTCCTCGTCCTCACCGGCCTGGCGGATGTAGATGTTGGGGTACTCGTCTCGCTTCAACTCGTTCAGGACCGCCAGGCCGCAACTGTTGATCTCCGGGCTGGTGATCGCCTCCCGGTAGAACCGGCCGGCCAGCGCCATCTGGACGCCGTATTCGGCGGTATCGCAGCGGCCGTGGAAGGTGCCGACCAACTCATTCTTGCGGCGACTCATTAGGCCGGCGTAGTGGTAGTCGGGATCCCCGCCGCCCTTGGCCGTCTCGGCGAACAGGCCTTCGCACACGTCTCCGTACAGGATGTACTCCTCATTCGGTTCCGGCCAGCGCCAGATCTGCCAGCAGTCGAGCCCGCGGGCGGTCTGCTGGGGCTTGATCCGCCCGTTCGACCGTACGAACAGAACCCGCGTCATCGGATCGCAGCACAGCTGCTCGTGCCGATCGAGCACCGCCTGGGAGAAAATGTTGTACCCTGTGGCGACGAACGCCTCGCGGTCGGTCGCCGGGTATTCCTGATGGAAGGTCCGCAGGTCCATGCCGCACTCGTCTCGTATCGTGACCCGACGCCAGTACAGTTGGCCGTCAGTCAGATGCACGCCCATCGCCGCCAGTTGGTCCCGACAATCGACCTCGCAGTACGGTTCGTCCCGAATCAGGACCAGCCGACCGTCCCGGCCTTTGAGGTGCTCCGGCACGGGCAACGTGTATTCGTGGTGGGTGTACCAGGGCAGAAACAGCGGCGTGTAGCCGCTCCAGTCGTCTGGGTGCTTGGTGCGCCGCTCCTTCGCCTCCCAATACCGATCGTGGAATGCACCGCCGACCCCATTGGCCGTACTCTCGAGCACGACCTCTGTCTCGGCCAGTTTCGGCACCTCCTGGAGCAGGCCGAGCAATTGGCTTTCCGCATCGCGCCAGAATGCCACCTCGGTACAGTGGGCGTACTGGGTGGTCCCGCCCCGGCCCAAGACGTCCTTGCCCGCCGTCTGGCACAGGATCCCCGACCGATGCGGCCGGTCGTACTCGATCTCCTTGCGGTTGGATCGCTTGGTTGGCCGCCGGACATCGTCCGGGAGTTCCTCCTGGAACGTCCGGCACATGCGGAAGACCTTGTCGGTCGAGTCCGAATCAGCCGAAACCACCACACCATGGACATTCTGCCGCCGGTTGATGCGTTCGAAGTATCGCGCCTCGACTGCCGTGGAAATGCCCCTCTGACGCGCCTTGAGCACGCTCAATCGGACGGGAAGGCCCCGCTTGATCTGTTCCTGGCACAGATGGTGGAGGTTATGTTGCGCCCGGTTGGGCGTGTATCGCACCATCCGCGAATGCTTGTCGACGATCTGCAAGTTGCGGAACTGCCAGCCTAGCCGGTGCCTGGCCGTAATGTCCGCCATCTTGGAGTCCGCTACCGCCACCATCTCAGCAACCCAGTCGCTTTCGGATCTTGTTCGGGACGCCCACGAATGTGATACCACCCTGGCGCCGCGTCGCCGCCTGATACGTCGATTCAGGGACCGATGCCGACCGGGCCCCTCTGCGTTCGGCCCTGAAGGCCCTTGCAACCGCCTGTAGACTACTCAGTAGCACTATCCGCACCCCCTTCTGCTCGCGCCGCCTCGTGCTCGGCCCAGAACGCCGCCATCTCTTCCTCGGTCGGCTCCCGACCGGTCTTGATCTCGCCGGTGTGCTCGATCTGCTGCTTGTCCCGCATATCTGTCATGTTGACCGCGACAAACTTGAACGTGACCGGCGGAATCAAGCCCTCCAGCCCGTTCTGGATCAGGAAATCCTTCCGCAGTTCCTGCGCGTACGTAAAGGCCTGTGAAAACTCAGGTTGAAACGATGAGTGCTCCTTGTTGAGCCAGTCGTAGAGCGTCCGCCAACTCACCCCTATCGTCTTGGCAAAGCCCGTCAAGGTCGGCAGTTTGTTCTGCATCCGCTTCGTGTCAATCCAGGATACCTTCCCGTCCTTGTAGTGCTTGATCTCGACGTCCTCGTACGGCTCTACATCGAAGAACGCAATCAACGCATCACAGTACTCAGGCTTGTAGTTGGTCGGCCTCCCTCCCAGGTCCTTACCCTCTGCGAGTCTCTTTGCTGACTGGGGGTTGGTGGGGTCGGCCATTACTTGTCTCCCTGGATGATGAGGTCGATGTCCTCGAAGTTTCTCACCCGCCTGCACCGGTCTACAAATGTCTCTGGGTGACTCTGCCGCCCCATGTATCACAAGCTCCAGTGTCGCAACCAAATGCGTCCGGATGGCCCTACGCCATCGTATCCGCCCTCCATTCTGGGGTGTGATGACGTTCTGAGGCCAGGGGTTTGTTGCGGGATCTCTGATATGAGGCGCACAATGTTGACTAATAGTCAACTATTTGCGTTGCGGGCGCATGAGAAGGGCCAGTCACTTGGACCGGCCCCCTGATTGCTCTGTGCGTGTTCAGTGTATCGCCTGGTGGTACTTCCTGACGTCTCGCTGTACGATCTCTGACGCGAAGTCCAGCCATTTACGGCCGTGTTTTGCGATACATCGGCGCCTCGGTCAACTCACTTGAGCGGATTCGTCGATTTTCTTTCCGACCACGTGAAATCGCTTCCCGCATGTATTGCACCGGCGGTATTGGATGTGATCGCCATATGCCCCCATGCGTGTCGTGTCTTGCGATCCACACACCTCGCCGGTCTTCTCGTCCACGTTCGTGCAGCGCGGCGCGTTGGCTCCATCGCGCCGGCTGTAGAAGAAATACTTCTGTCTCTCACTCATGTGCGTCCTTGCCTGGTTATGTCGTCTCGGCTGCCCTGAGTGCGCCACGGCGCTTACGCCGCTCGCGATACACAGTCTGGGCGGCGACGTCGTTGGCGTGTGCCACTTCCTTGACCGACCTACCCTTGTCGAGCATCGCCAGGATGCGGTTGCCCTTGGCGTCGTCAACTGTGTCCATCTTCAGTCTCCAATCAGGTTGAGCGCCAGCAGGCAGACGATGATTTGCCGGAGGGGCGTGGCGTTGTATGCAAACCATTTGATGTCGGCTCCATAGCGGTTTGTTTTAAAACCAGGCATGCCTACCATCTCCCATACCAGCCATGTAGCGTGCAGCGGCCAAGTTTTCAGCCTTTCCAGTAATCGTCTCGCTACCACCTCCACAGGGTCAGTGATTGGGGGTGGGACGGGGCAGGGCTTTTTGCCGCTGATGTCGTTCGACCATTCGCCTTTACACCTACTGCACCGCGTATCGTCCGGGTTACGCTCTTTACAGAAATGGTCCCAATCGAATGCGTGCTTCCACGGCCCTTTCTCACCAAGCCCCTTCCACACAACCGCGCGGAACTCGTCCAGCTCGCAGAGTTCGGCCCAGGATAGCTTGAGCAGGTCTTTAGCTGATAGCGGTCGGGCTCGGTGCTGTGGCGGCTTCGGATTGCCCGACGTTCCGGGGCAATTGCACACCGGGTCTTCGTTGTGCTGCGTCATACATTCCCCACATCTCTCGCAGACTTCGGCTCCGCACGCTGCGCATGTCTTGGCTGATGGCATCACTTCACCTTTCCCAGTACATTCCGTTTCCACGCGGGCCATGAATTCACGATCTCTGTCGCTCGATCAAGATGACGCTGAAATCTGTAGTGCTGCCAGCATCTTCGTGCGATCTGGTGGAGGGTTGGTCGGGCTGTTAGCATGTCAGTCTCCCTCGTCTCCTTTCGCCTCAACCTCGTCATACTCCCCACCACTGGCAATGCGACTTTGTGACATACTTCGCAAGTAATCGCTGTCCGCGTGTTTCGCTTCGTCGCTCATATTCCTATCTCCGCCCACAGCCTCTCCTTTCGTCCAGCGACTCCCTCGGTATCGCGTCGCCTTGCAGCCCAAGCAGGTCGTCATGCCGTAGGCAGAATGCGTGCGTTCGTGTTGACATTCGCTCATGACTTCTCCTTCTCGAAATACCCCTTCACCTCTTGCAGTAACCTGTCGCAAGCCTCCCACTGATAGATGGTTGCCCAGCCCATCACGAGGAACCCACAGGCAAATCCTGCTATGAAGTCCATTATGCGTCCTCCAAATCAACGCCTTCGAGTCCATAGCAGAAGCGGCATATGCGATGTGTTTGGCAGACGTCCCGCTCCCATTCGTACTTGTGCCAGCCGATGTGACACCGTAAGGCCCATCGGAGGCGACAATGCGACCATGTCCCGTAACCGAGCCCGACCAACCCCTTCGCTCTGAGCCACATCACTAGCGGCACACGCCCCTCGAACCACTCCATGCTGTGGTCGGTCAGGTCAAACCACGCATCGAAACAGTAGGAGCATTCCCACCACTCCTCACCACATGACGTCTGTGACATGTGGCCACCTGCTCCATTGCACATCGGGCACTTGAAGAACGCTCGCCTAGCAACAATGAGCCAAAGGCGAGGACGCCACGAACAGAGTTCGTCCCATAGAGAATTCACACAGAACATTATGCGTCCTCCCCAACGGGCACGATGTACTTCCCGAACCTGTCGTTGTCCAGCATGGCCACGCACGATCGTGCAAGCCGCGCAATGCCGTCGCTATTGTCTTTCGCCTCAAAGTATCAGCGTAGGGTCGCTCGGAATTCCATATACTCCAGCGCAGCCTTGTCTCCAGCCTCGCCATCAACTCCCACCACAGTTCCGCGAATCGCTGTTGGACAGAGCAGAGTCGCCCGGTCCGCCATGCTGTTTCGCATCATTTCCGCTTCGTCGCTCATGGCGTCTCCTTCATCACTGGTATTCTGTTTACGCATGTGCTGCCCTTCCTCGGTGTCTCGGCAAAATGCGGCGTCATCTCGTGACCTGATTTGCGGCACATCCATCGCAGACAAGTCTCTCGATATGGGCATTGCCCATCGTCACACCGGCAGTAGTCGTAGGGCAGGTGGTGTTTCGTCTGTGACAGGTTCTCGGGACTATCTGGGTATGCTGCATTGTTCATTACCAACTCCTTTCTTGGCACTCTCGCCGCATCTGCTCGAAGCATTCGTCGCATTGCTCTGCGCCGCAATAGAGACCGTTGCCCCAGTGAGGCCTGCTTGGTTTCCCGCATAAACATTGACCGTCTATGTCTATCATCGCCGTGACAACTTTCTCATAAAAGCTGGGCTTTTCACAACTCATGTCCTCCTCTCACAAAGGCCCGGCCTCCAGGGAGCCGGGCCATGAAACATGGGTAAGCCGTTGGAAAACATCCACGCTTGGATTGGTTTATACGGCTCGCAGATTGTGACGCGCCCTGGCGCGCCTGCTCGGCTACCATCTCTTCATGCGTCACCTCCTTCCGAGTAAGGGTTTCGGATGTTTGTCTTGTTCCCATCACCTCTCCTCCACAACAGAGCCCGTGAGACGCGACGCTCTTAAGGTGTCTGCGTTGCGGCACCCGTAGGCGATCAGCACCGACGGCCCGCCGGCGTTTGTTTTGCCTCGTGACCCATCCGGCCGATGGAAGTACAACCGTCCGTGCAAGAACATCAACGCGTCGGCGCGGCCCCAAACCCAATCGCGAAACATCTGCGTTTCAGTTCGAGCAAAGACGAGGGCAATCCCGTTGCCGTGCCTCGCCAACCGTTCCAGCCAAAGACTGGTCGCCCTCCCGTACGGCGGGTTCAGCCACACTCTGCCGAACCAGTTCTTGCCAAGTCCATTGTCCCGCCACGTCCACATCGTTCGCGCAGTCGGCCAAGGCTGAGGGGCGCAGGCGCACGGGTCCAGGTCGAACTCGCCGAGGTCGGCAAGGATCTCTAGCGGCGTAATCCAATCAGTGGATCTGCCTTCATTGGGTTTCGTGTGGCCTCCGATCCCGACCATCACACATCCCCTCCAATCGCAGGGTCGGATGTCACAACATCGCCATACGCCACCTCGCCGGCCTCGATGCGTTTGCACGTGATTGTGCGATCGTCGGGAGTTGCCTCTGGAAATTCCTCTGGTTTGAATTCTCTCGGCCCTTCGCCTGTGACGATCGGCTCTCGCATTCGCTCGGCAGCGATCATGCCCACATCTCCGTCTGCGACAGGTTATCGAAACGCGTGAACTTCTCGGCAAACGCCAGATTCACCGTGCCGGTCGGCCCGTTGCGTTGCTTGGCCACGATGACCTCCGCCGTATTCGTCGGCTCCCAGTTGACGTCGTCCCGGTGGTAGTAGTCCTCCCGGTGCAGCAGCATGATGACGTCCGCGTCGTTTTCGAGCGACCCTGACTCGCGCAGGTCGCTCATGCGCGGCCGGTGGTTCTCCCGGTTCTCCACCTGGCGATTGAGTTGACTCAACGCGATGATGGGCACACCCAGCTCCCGCGCCAGATTCTTGATGTGGCGCGATATTGCGGCGATCTCCTGCTGGCGGCTCTCCGTCTTGCCGGCAACGTGCATCAACTGGAGGTAGTCGACGACCACAAGCTTGAGATCGTGCATGTGCTTCCAACGCCGGCACTTCGACCGCAGGTGCATGGGCGTCACCGCTGCCGACTCGTCGATCCACAGCGGTACATCGTGGTACTCCCCCGCCGCGACCACCAAGGCCTGGTACTCGCTTGCGTCCAAGTGCTGGGCGTTGCGAATCTTCGTCGAATCCAGTCGCGCCCGGCCGCATATCGCCCGCTGCATGAGTTGCGTCTTGTCCATCTCCAGCGACATCACCAGCGTCGGGGCCTTCTCGATCAGGGCGGCGTGCTCGGCGATGTTCATGGCAAGAGCGCTCTTCCCGCTACTCGGCCTACCCGCCACGATGACCATCTGCCCGGCCTCCAGGCCGCCCAGCATCTGGTCCAGCTCGAAGAACCCGGTTCCGATGCCCCCTTTGCCGCCCTCGCACCGCTTCTTGATCGCTGCGAACGCCCGGGCGACAAGGTCGCCCACCGGCTCGGCGTCTCCTTCCTGACCGCGGTCGACCATCCGGAAGATGCGCCGTTCCGCTTCCTCGAGCAGCGGCGCCACGTCCTCCAGGTCGCCGTAGGCCTTGTCGCCCAGTTCGGTGCAGATCTGGATGAGCTGCCGCTGCCGAGAGACCGCCAGCACGCGCCGGGCGTAGTACAACGCGTTCTGCGCCGTTGGCACGGATTCCACCACCTTCTGCAGGTACTCGGTGCCGCCAATGGTTCCCAGTTCTCCCGTCCCCTCCAGTCGCTGCCGTACCGTCAGGCCGTCGAGGTTCTCACCGATCTCGCAGCCGTAGTCGGCCATGATGGCCCGCCAGATGACTTGGTGCTCCGCGAAAGCGAAATCTCGCTCACCCAGTAGGTCTATCACACTGCCAATGCAGCGCGGGTTGATAATCATGCTGCCCAGTACGGCGGCCTCACTGCTGCCCGCCTGGGGCAGCGACCGTAGCGGCGGTTGCTGGTCGTTGCTCATGGGTTGCTCCTGTCCAAAGTGGGAAATCGCTTCTTCAGGGCCCCGACAAAGTACGCCTTTGGCCTGGTGCCCTTCGCTTGCGCCTCCGTGACGAGCGCCCGGATCTGACCGGCGATCTCGTCAATCCGGGCCGGGTCAGATAGCATTTCGGAGGCGGCAATAGTCTTCAGGTTCTGCTCGATTCCAGCGTCGTGGCCGAACGCCGTGCGGACTGCCTTCCGGGCCGATTGCCACGTATCGGCGGAGGGTTGATCTGGTGTTTCCGGTTGGCTCTCGTGGGGACCGTCCGGCGAAACGGGGGGACCGCTGGGCGACGGGGGGACGGGCACCGGCCTTGGCGTTGGATCGTCCGAGTTGGGATCGGGCCGATCGGGGGGACGCTGGGGGGACGCTGGTGCCGTTGGCCGCTGGGCGGTTTGCTCGTCAGATGTGTCCCGGTGAGAACGCAGGGGACCGGGGGGGGGCACCGAAGCCCCGCGAGCGGGGCGCTCCGAACCGGCCTGTTCAGAAATGTCTTTGCCTTCTGGTTGAGTTTGGTTGAGTTCGGTTCGGTTCGGTTCGGTTGGGCGGAAAGTTTCCGAAAGTTCGGAATCAGTCTCTACCCAACCAATCTTCACCAGTACGTTAATGCCGTTCTCAACTTGACTTACAGGCGCCTGGATGGCGTAGGCTATGTCTGCAATGTCTCCAAGCTGATTTCTTTCGTCCCTCGACGCATTTCCAGCAATTTCGAGCAACTTGCAGAACAAGCCGAACACTTGTAGGGCTTCGTCTTGCCCGGCCGCTTCAGCGAGCCGCCGATAGCCTACACCTAATGAACGACCATTGGCCTTGAGCTTGATGTACCGAAAGGGGCCTTTGAACTTGGGCTTCCCGGGAGCCCAGTCCCGGCCCTTGGTGTCGACCTCATAACGTTCATCCCATTCAACGATGCGGTACATGTCTGCTTTCTTACCTCTCTCGATCCTTCAGTTATCTTGCCGGCTGCCCAGGAAGACGCTTGTGCGCCTCCCCGGAATGTGATAGTGCAATTGCGTTTGTCTAACCGGTGATCAGTAGTTGACGTTTTCGGCGTAATCGCGGTCCATTGATGGTCTCTCTTTACTCGATCTGCTAGTGGGCCTGAAGGGCAAGCACTTCCTCGATATCCTCCGGCGCCGGCTCTCGGATCTGTACGTGGATGCCGGGCGTGTCCCCGTAGATGCAGTCCACTATGCCTCGAACGATGAGGCGGTCGTCCTTCCAGAAGATGCTGTTCAGAGCGTCGCCAACGAATTTGCCGACATTGTCCCAATCGGGGGTCGACGAGTGCCAGATCGGGGCGCTTTCCTTGAGCGTGTCCGCATGACGGCCCGTGCGGTAGTGACTCTTCGGTCTGGGAAACACGCAGATCAGACGCAGACAGACCGGCCCTGAGAAGGGCTCGTCCGGGCGACACTGCATGGCTTTGGCGAGGAAGTCCTTCTTGTCGGAGGCGCTGGGGTCGTAGTGATGGCCGCTCTTGGTAGAGCGATGGCGCATCTGGCCCTTCGGATTGCCGGGAACAAAGAACGAGATCATGGTTTACGCCTTTCTGTGCACTGGTTCAGTCAGGGACCGCTCGATGGGCCATCCAAGTTTGAATATCCTGGCCTGGACAATGACCGGAGGGAGCCCCATCTTCCTGGCCCACTGAGAAACCGTCAGTGTTTCACC